GAACCGCGCTCAAGAATGCGCTGGTGCGGCTGACCAACCCGACGAAAAAGGCCGCCGGGCTGATGAAGGAGCTTGGTTTCAACGCCTACGACGCCAACGGTAAGATGAAACCGCTCCCAGTCCTGATCAGCGCGCTCCAACACTCCCTATCGGGGATGACCGACGAGCAGAAGAATGCGGCGCTCGGGACGATCTTCTTGTCCGATGGCATGAAGGCGATGATCCCGCTGCTGGAGCTGGGCGCCGATGGATTCAACGACCTCAAAAGCAAAGTGACGGTCGCGGGGTCGGCCGCCGATGTAGCCGGCGCGCAGATGAAGGGCTGGAATGGGGCCGTCGCCTCGACCAAGAGCCAGCTGGAGACGCTCCAGCTCATCATCGGGACCGTCATTAAGAAAGCGCTCACGCCGTTCATCTTCTGGGTAGCTGAAGCGCTTGCAAAGATTACCGCATTCGCCGATCGCTTTACAAGCGCGCAAGGCGGATTGGCAAAGTTCGGGAGCGCGATTCAGGGCATTATCGTCGCGTTCAGGATGGGCAGTGACGGCGCGGCGTTGATGGGGCTTTCGCTGGGCAACCTGCGCAAGTTGATTGGCCCATTCGCACCACTGGTCGCTGGAGTGGTAACGACCTTCATCCAACTGAAGGCGATCACGACGAAGGTATTCAGCGCGCTAGAGGGTGTCCGTGTTGCGTTCCAAACAGGTGCCGACGCCGCCGGCCTCATGCGTCTCTCCATCCAAAATCTGTTGATGGCGTTTGGCTTGACCCAGCAGCAGGCGGCAATAGTTCAGGGCACTTTTAATACAATCACGGGCGTCGTAATGGCGTTCGTCGGCCAGGTCCAGGGCGCATTCGCTGAAGGTGGCCTCAGTGGCGTCGTCGGGTTATTCGTTCAGAAACTCTCCGCTGTTTCCCCGACATTCGCTATCATCGCAGGGGCAGTGCAGGCCGCGATCCCGGTCGTGCAGACCGCCGTCGCAACCTTCATGCGATTGGTTGATCAGTCAGGGATAACCACGAGCTCAATCGGGGCCGCATGGCAGACGCTCCAGCAAACCATCGCTAGCGTCGTCAGCGCTATTTTAGGAACTATCCAGGGCACATTCGGCGTTATCCAGACGTATATCCCGGCCGTTATGGAGGCTATTAAGAACGCCACAAGCGCCGTGCTGGCGCAAGTGCTTACCTTCTGGAAAGCGCACGGTACTGAGATCATGGCGTTTGTCTCGACCACATGGGCGCAGATCAGCGGCATCATTCAGACTGCAACGCAGCTGGTTCTGATGATTGTCACCGGTGCGTTTCAGCTGATTGCCGATGTCATCAACGCGCATGGCACAGAAATTCAGCTCATCCTCTCTGGTATTTGGCAAGTTATTTCGAATATCATCAGCGCCGCGCTTACCTTCATTCAAGGCATTCTAACCGCCGCTGTCCAGATCATGCAAGGCAATTGGCGAGAGGCATGGGAGACGATTCAGCAGATGTGTGCGCAGATTGTCATGAATCTGCTCGGCATCATCACCGGATTTCTGAACACTATCGCGGGGTTCTTTGGCACAAGCCTAGATGGGATCGTCAAGCTCTGGGAGAGCAATTTACGGGCAATGGAGCGGGCAACAAATCTCATCATTACCGCTGTGCTGGCCTTTATCATCGGCAAGCTGGATGCGATAGCACAGGGGGTCGCCGTCGTAGTCGGCGGTGCTGTCGCGCTGTGGAACCGGCTCTTTGGAGAAGCCAGAAGCACCGTCGAATCCGTGATGAGCGCAGTAGCCTCCATTGTCCAGAGCAAGATCGACGCGATCAGCGGGGCGTTCAATAGTATCAAGAGCGTCATCGATGGCGTGATTGGGAAAGTCAAGGGCCTAATTGATGTATTCAGTAGGCTGCACGTCCCGGACATTTTGACGCCTGGTAGCCCAACGCCGTTCGAGATTGGCTTGTGGGGAATCAACCGAGCGGCATCCGCAGTAGCACGCACCTTCCAGGCGCAGCTTGGGCCAGCAGTCAGTAAAAGTATGGCGGCGGTTCAGACGGCGAGTGGTCTGTTTACAGGCAAGGCCGCGCCGAAGCCTACAACCCCCAGCAAACTGCCCGCCCCCGGCGAGCGCCCGCGCGAGTTCCCGCCACGCAAGGCGCCGCAGCAGGTGATCAGCAGCATCTACGAGGCGCTGGCACAGTTCGGCGCGACGGCTGGTGCGGTGGCAACGCGAGTTGCTGCGGCGAGCACGCATTTGCCCGCTGGTCCCATCCGGCAAACACTCGGGCAGAACGCGCCGATCACGAACGCGCGAGCGCTCATCCCGCATGCGAACGCGGCGACCTCACAAACGACGACCAACGCACGAACATTCAATATGCCGATCTACACGAACCAATCACCAGCGGTGCTGGCACAGGCGTTCGCGCTGTTGGAGGCGACCACGGCATGATGCGTTCCTACGGCAATCTGCCGAGTCTGCCCGACGCGGGGCTGCTCTCGCGCTACCTCGATACGTTCGGGGTCATCGTGCCGATTGCGCGCACGAACCTCGTCACCAATCCGAGCGTGGAAACGGCCATCACCGGCTACACCGCAGTCGGCTCCGTCGCATCGGTCGATCGCGCCGCCGGGGCACCGAGTTATCACGGCGCCTATGGCCTGGTCGCTAGTCTCTCCAACCCAGGCCCAACCGATGGCTTTTACTACGGACCAATCGCGCTGACCTCTGGGCAGTTGTACGCTGTCTCCTGTAAGTTCAAGTCGCCGAGCATCGGCCTCAAATACAAGCTCAGTGTGGCGACGACGGCCGGCGTCGATCTGGTGTCGTACCGCTTTCGCGCGGCCGGCGTCTGGCAATGGATCTGGCTCTATCACAAAGAGACCAGCACCACGAACCGGCGCATCTATCTGCTGAAAGACGACGCGACGACGGACGCGATCAGCGCGTTCTATGCGGATGGGTTTCAGTGCGAGGCAATCAACGCAGGGGAGTTCGTTTCAACGTTCATCGACGGGGACCAGGTGGGGCTTGTCCCGAATCAATATCCGCCGGCCTATGGCTGGACTGGCACGCCGCATGCCAGCACGAGTTATCGCATCGGACAAACACGAGCAGGGGGATACGTGGTGAATTTCAAGAGTTTGGGGTTTCTGCTCACGACGATCATCGGACTCGGGACGGCACCGCCTGATCACCAGGCGCTGACATTCGCGCAGCTGGACGGCGGCCAGTATGAAAACACGATCAAGCCGCCGCGACAGTTCTCCGCTGTTGGGCGCTGGGCGGGCTATACACCGACTGAGTTGGATGCAGGGATGGCCCAGCTGGGGCGCTTGCTCGACAGGGACTTGATCGGCCAGCGCCAACCGCTGGTGTTAACCACGCAAGCGATGGAGTGCAATACCCCGATCGGGGATATTGCGCAGATTCAGGCGATCTACAGCGGGGGACTTGAGGGGAATATCCAGGAGCTGCCCAGCACGGCGGGGTCGATCACCTTTACGCAGTATCTCCCCATGGTCCTGGGGCATGACCAGGGCATCGCGCTGGACGTGCAGGATACGCTTACGCCTAACGGCATTCTCCACCGCTCTGCATCGGGTGTCTGGGACACGCTCGGAACCGGCGTCACCGGCGGCACGCAAACGGTGCGCGCCTTTGCACGAGGACTGGACGGCACGATCTACATTGGCGGAAACTTCACCGACGCGGGCGGATCGGGCGCAGATTACTTTGCCGCATATAACCCGGTGACGGGCGCTTATAGCGCGCCAGGCGGCGCAGGGGCGCTCAATGGACAGGTGAACGCGCTGGCAGTAGGCCCGGATGGGCGGATCTACGTCGGTGGGGCCTTTACGAACGCGGGGAGTATTCCCAACGCAGATGGGATTGCGGTATGGGACCCGAGCACGACGACATGGAACAGCCTGAGCACTGGCACGGCAGGCACGATCTACGCACTCGCCTTCTCTCCAAGTGGCATCCTTTTTGCGGGCGGCAGTTTCACCTCGATTGGCGCATCAACTGCGGATAACGTCGCGCAGTGGAGTGGTACCGCATGGAGCAACCTGACGAGCGATGCGGCGATCGGTGCGCAGGTCAACGCACTGGCATGGGGCAATGGACAACTCTACGTCGGCGGCGCGTTCGACAACGCCGGCGGGGTTGCTGCGGCTGACCGCATCGCGGCATGGACCAGCAACGGCGGATGGGCCGCGCTTTCGACGGGCATGAATAACACCGTCGATGCTATTGCGATCGGGCTGGATGGGACCGTGTACGCGGGCGGGCTGTTTACCACGGCCGGCGGGGCCGCGGCGCTGCGCATCGCGGCGTGGAACGGCATCCAGTGGGTGCCGATGGGCGCGGGGCTGGATAACGAGGTACAGGGCCTCGCCGTCGCACAGGATGGCGTGCTGTTTGTTATCGGGCTATTCACGACGACCGGCGGCATCCCGCTTTCTGGCGTGTTCGCGCGCTGGAATGGCAACTGGATACCTGGCGACGTTGACCTTTCGGTCAATACGGGGGTCACAGCAGTGTACGCCGCCGCTGACAACAGCATCTATATCGGCTATGTCGCGGGCGGCACGGCGACGGTGGGGGGCAGCGCCACCGCGACGAACAACGGCACGGCCTATGCCTATCCGCGCGTAACGATCAACGGACCAACGGGCGGCACGGGCCGAATTGTCCAGCTGGTCAACTGGACGACCGGCGCAGCAATTTATTTCAATTTGACGATGAATAAGGGCGAAGTAGCGGTGCTCTCCCTCGATCCGAAGAATGTGACCTTCGTCTCAACCTTTCAGGGCAATATCCTGAATACAATCCTCCCCGGCTCGCAGACAACAGCATTCCTGCTCCAAAAGGGAAATAACACGATCTCGATCTACTCCACATCTTCGAGTGTCACCGCTGTACTCCAGTGGCCGATCGGCTATCTTAACCTGAGCGACGCCATCCCCCGGACGATGCCATGACAACTACGTACGAAGTGCGGATTGCTGATGCCTTTGGCACGCCGTTGGCGATCGTGTCGAACTTCGTAGACAATCCAGCCGGCGGCGGCAGCGCGCTGGGCTACACGCTGAACGTCGGCAAGGTCGGGGCGCTGCGCCTGACGATGCCAGCGACCTTCGACGACTCGCTGTTCAAGCTGGACGGACGGATCGGCGTCTGGCGCGCGATCAACGGGCGCCCGCCGAAGTTGGACGGCGAAACCATTTTCTTCATCCGCAAGTGGGAGTACACGACCTATACCACGACCATAACCGCCTACAGTGCGAATCATTTGCGCGGTCGGCGCATCGTCGATTACTTCGCCGGCACAGCCTATAGCTCCAAGACGACGCCGACCGCAGCGGGCAACCTGATCAAGACGTTCGTGAGCGAAAACATGTTGTCCGGCATCGTCGGCGCCGATCGGCAGGGGGTCGAAACGCAGGCCGACATCAGCACCTATCTCACCAACCAGGCCAATCTTGGCGACGGCGCCACGCAGGCCATGCAATGCGCCTGGCGCAACCTGGAGGATGTGATCCAGGAACTGAGCGACGGGTCAACGCAGGCAGGTACCTACCTCGTCGCTGACATCGTGGCGCCGACTGAATCGACGCTGCAGCTCCGCACCTATGCGACGGTGCGCGGTGAAGACCATCGCGCGAGTAGTGCGCAGCCGGTCATCCTCTCGGAGGATGCGGGGAGCCTGGCGAACTGCCTGCTCGTTGTAGACAGGTCGGAGGAAATCACGTTCGCCATCGCGGGCGGATCGGGGGAAAAGACCCAGCGCCTGATCCGTACCTCCCTGGACGCGGCGCGCATGGCCGAGTCGCCGTTCAACCGGGTTGAGCAGTTCGGGGATTATTCGAATGTCTCGGATGCCACGGCACTCCAGAATCTGGCGGATGCGATGGTGCGCGCCGGTCGCCCACGGATCGAGTTCAGCGCTAATGTAGTCGAGACAGCCGGCGCCACGCGGGGGATTCAGTACGACCTCGGGGACATGGTGACGGCGGCATTTCGCGGGCAGCAATACGATAGCCGACTCGATGTCGTCGAGGTCGCGGTCGGCGGGGGCGGGCAATTCAGCCGCGCGAAAATACGGAGCCTGACATGACCACACCGCCGCTCGTCACGCAGGCGCACGTTGAGGCCATCCTGCGGCGGCTGCTGCTGCTCGAAACGCGCGTCGGGCGGGTGGAGGTGCGCGAGCGGAATGATTACAACTTCAGCACCTATACCCCGACGTATCTCGGCGAGACGACGGCAGGCGCGACGACCTACGCGGCGAATGGCCAGGTAGGCTACTGGCGGCAGTACGGTGATATGATCTACGCCTTTGGGCGCGTCGAGTGGACTGCGGCGACGGGCACAGGGAACGCCATCATCAGCCTGCCATTTACCAGTGCGAACGTGACCAATCTCGGGATGCCCGGTAGCCTTGATGTCAATGCCGTGACATTTGCCGCAGGTACTCCGACGCTCCTGGTGCCGATCAACTCAGCCTTTTTTCGGATGCGATCCCCTGCGTCCAACGCCGCATCAACCAACGTTGCGGTCGAAGCAGCGGGGATCGTTAACTTTGGTGTGTGGTTTCTGAAAGCATAGGAGCGCGCCATGCCACAATCTTACTACCCCGCAGAGCCGGAGAAGCTTGACCTAACCCGCGCCGATGGTCTGCCGCGCGTCGTGCGCTATCAGGATGAGGCCAACGCCGAGAGCTTGCATGTCGCTTACCTGCCGGTGGGGTCCGACGTACTGCACACCATGCTCGCCGATCGCTGGCCACCGCCGCTCCCGACTGACCCGACACCGGAAGCAAGCACGGCGGCAATTGCGGCTAGGCAACAAGCAGCCATCGACATGGCCAATGCCGCGACGCAGCTCCGGCAACAAGTGCTGGCGCTGGCACAAGGCACCGTTGGGATGCGGGTGGACGCAGCATTCACAACGGCGCAACTCCGATCGCTGCTCGCGATTCTGCTTTACAAGGTCGGTGCGCTGAATAACGACTTGACCATTCGCCCGCTGGGCGATTGGGTACGATAGGAGATGACCCGATGTCTACCATCCTGGACCCAAATGACTGCGGGCCGGTCGCCAGCATCACGATGCTGTTCTACCCGACCGCCGGCAGCGCAACACCCGTGCCCGCCGACACCTGCACGCTCCGGCGCTTCGTCGCCTACATGCGCCGCCCGGATTGGGACATCTTGCTGCGGGAGGACTTGGGCGATCACCTGGGACCGCCACTCGCAGTGTTCCCCGGCCAGAAAGAAGGCGCGATTTCGCTGGAACCAGACATCGGCGGGATCTTCGTGTACTTCACGGGCCGCGATGCTACCACCGGGCCGTTTCAGTTTCAGCGTGAGCGCGTTGCCATCGCCGACGTTTGGCCGGTCGACCTGGTCGGGTGTTTGCGCGTGCGGAATGTGGCGAATGCCCTGGTGCGGCATTTCCCTGACCTGGTCAGGGATCTGGGGCCGTATTTGAAGTAGGACGTGGGGAGGCCCTGGCACCGCGCCAGGGCCTTGCTGCTGGGCGGGGGCGGGGCTAAATTTGCTCATCCATCCACGCTGTCAGTCCATCACGTAAGTTGTCAGCCCGGCGACGGATTAACGCACCTTGCCAAAGGATAATAAGCATTCTCTCATCTGGCTGATAAATAGCCGATCCGGTTCCGAAACTTTCATGGACATCCTCTACCATGAAAGTACATCCTACCGCCTCCTGCGTGCTATGCTCGCGCAGTTCAGCCGGCAATTGCGCGACAGGGATTTCGTCTACGGAGATCCCTGCGCTTTTAACCTGGACTCCCGGGATGCGACTGATGATCCGCCCAGTCGTTCGCCATATCCAATGTTTCATGCGACCTCCCACACCCACCGACCATCATCGTAATGCCGCGCGATCTTGCCCGCACGCTCCTGCTCTAGCGCCCAGGAAGGCGGCATTTCACAGGCGAAATGGCCTTGCTGTACCCCCTCGTCGCAGGCGAAGCAGCCGCAGGGAGTCGCTGCCAATAACTCAGCCTGGGTATCCGTCTGCAATTTCGAGATGTCTGCTATCATGTCCTCGTCTCCTCTTGCCCGCGCGTGCGGCGGGCGATCATTATTCCCGTTCCTCTGGATAATCCGGCGCCTCGCAGAGATAGATTTCCGCCTGCTCCTGAAGGGCGTCGATTGCCTGAAAGACTTCCTGGCGCTCTTGATACGGCATCGTGCTTCGCTCGCGCGCTACTGCGAGCCGGCGCCCAAGCGTCCTGATCGCATCCTTGAGCGCCGCGTCTACATCCTTCGGATAGGCCCCACCACCGCGGCCTGGGCCACCCCAATTACTCATAGTCCCACTCCGGCTCCCAAGCACCGGGGCGCGCGTACTGCGTTAGCCATGCATCGACGCCCTCATATGTATCGAACTGCCGGAAAAAGCCACGATTAGGATTCTCTTCTGTGTAGCGCACACGAAGCAGCCCATCACTGTCACGATCGATCAACTCTAGGCCGTGCTGTGCAAGTGCGTCTTGAAGTGCCATTACCTTCCCCCTTACAGTTCCGGCTCTGCCGGGATGCGTTGGCCGTGCCGTACTGCGTTCATCTCTTTGGAGGCGAAGGCGATCGCCTTCGCTAAACTGATTTCCCGGCCATCTTTGCTGAGTTTCCAATCCGCCCGCTCGGCACGAGTCAGATTATAGAGGAAGCTGCATAGTGTACCGGCATAGACTTTGGTCCCCTTCCTCCACGGAAGTTCTATCGTCTTACCGCTGCTGTGTGTGAGTGTGTACATTGGCCCGCTCCCTCTGTGATCTCTTCTTAAGTACATCTTGATTATACAAGATTAAGGCGGGTTTGTCAAGGGGGTTTGGGCACGAGTTTGGGGCCAATTCCAGCCCCACCGTCTCGGCAGGGCGGTTCGGGGACGCTCAATACATCAGGATGGCTATCGAGTAGCCTGGCAATCAGCGCGCTCTCACTCTCGCCATTACGGCGAAGTTCGAGCACCTTCTTGTATAGACCCGGCGGCAGCGTGATGTGGACCTTCGCAAACCGCTCCTCTTCAGCTACGGGCTTCCGGCCTGTCCGCATGCTGATCTTGCCGTCGAGATAATCCTGCCAATTCTCCAGGCAGCGCCGCCGATCGGCAACAGCAGCAGCTCGGTGGCGCGGGATAGAGCCGTGCGCTCGCTCTGTCGTCTCGATATAGCGCTGCATCTCCGAGAGCGCTTGCGCGCGGCGATAGCGTGGATCGCCGGGCAGAACGTACCAGGGGTCGTCGGGATGGAGGGCCATATCAAAACCTCACTAGAACGGGTTTTCGTCGTCCGCTTCGATGGCGTATTCCACTGTCTCGACTGCGGCGGGATTGAGAGGGCGTAGCGTAGCACCGCCCGACCAGCGCCCTATCTCAAAACCATACACCTCACCGACACTGTACCGACCATCGATCGCGTTATCTACGGTGTCGAGCCGCACGTTATGATTGTGCGTCCCGCTAGTGGATACTACGATGCCAATCCCCACACGTTCACGCCCGCGAAACCATACCTCTACCTGCTGGCCGGTCGGGATGCGTTGCGTTGTGTGTATTTCTGTCTTTTTCATTGCCTTGCTCCTTGTGCGTACGACTTTCTTATCTGGTGTAATTGTATCACACCAGAACGTAGATTGCAAGAGGTTTGGCAAGACACCTTTGTACTAGTTTCTCAACGATAAAGCCCCGCGCGGGCGGGGCTTTGGCTTCGGGGAGCAATGTCATAAATATCAAAAGTTATGACATTGTTACAGTGCGTCGAGCAGCGTGTCTAATTCCTCTTCCGTCATGTCCAGTTCTGGTATCACCTCTGCCCGCACGAGCGATTCGCCTGCCCGCACGAGCGATTCGCCGTTGAGATAGGCCGCCGCCCAGCGCACGAGTTCAGCGCTGCGTTTCCAATGCGGAGCTTGCTCCAGCGCCCGCAACACAACGACTGAATCGCTATTCTTAGCTGACAGGCTGATTGTGATACGTGTGCGGCTCACTATGCGCTCCGCTTCGCCTTACGTCGGGCATAGCGCCACAATCCGATTGCGATCGCCTGCTGCGGCTTCGCCACAATCCTAGCTCCTGGGAATGCGCGCAGCAGCTCAGTCGCAATCCAGTGCGCGGTGCCACCAGCGAAGATGTACTGCGCGGTCGTGAACGGCTTCCAGGCTTCCCTGAACGCCGAGACGACCCGATCGGCGTATTGCCGCAACAGCGAGTCGGCCAACGGATCGCGGCCTGGGAGACGCGCAGCGGCCTCTAACCGCCGCTCGGCGTCGATATACTGAATCCCCTCACGCTGCGCCAGATCGTTCACAACGAGGCTGCTGCCCAGATCAGGGCTGGCCGACTGGCCGGGCAGCGCCCGGAGCTTCTCCAGCACCGTCCGGTTCAGCGTACCGCCGCCGATGTCGCCGACGCAGACGAGCCCCGACGCCAGCGCGGCTTGGTCGGTGCGGACATCCCCATCGTCGTCCAGTAGTTCGCTCCCCACAACCGCGTTCGGCTCGCTCTGGACATAGATGTCGGCAATTGTGAGCGTGTCAGCGAGCGCGTGCCGAATGTGCGCCTTGAGTTGTGTTTCGGCGTCGGCGTCGCGCCAGCCGACTGGCAGCGCCGTCGCGATCAGCACTTTTGTTTTGCCGTTCAGCCCGGCGTGCTGGGCGCTCATCTGCGCGAGTGCTTGGTACATCGCGTTATCGGCGTCGAGTCGCCCTCGGGACTGCTGCCGGTCAGCGAGCGGCAGCCGTTCGGCAGCTTCTCCACCGATGTAGCGCCGGCCATCCACGCAGGCGATCAGATCACGCACCTTGCGCGCGAGGCCGGTGTCATCACTCGTGGCCCACGGCGCGATGACCGCAGGGTAGGGCTTGAGATCGCGGCGCTTGCCATTGACCGTTAGCGTGTCTTTTACGAACCGCTGGCCGGGGTTATGGCCCCAACAAATAATGTCTGACATCGAAATACCCTTTCTAAACGCAGACAGACGCAGACGGTCTGCGTCTGTCTGTCTATATAGCCCCGTCTGCACCGGCTGCACCGGCTGCTGGCACCGCGCCTGACCTGGCGCGCTTGCGTATTTGTGTCCAGCGATCGTTGTCAAGGCCCATGCCCCGCGCCAGGAGCCACGCGCGGGCTTCCTCGCGCTTGAAGCCCCGGCCCGCCAGGTAGTCGAGTAGGTCGTCATCTGCCGTCGATCGTGCGGCCGTCTGCGTCTGTGTTTGCGTCTGTGAGACCGGCACTTTGGCAGCAATCGGGGAAATTGATCCCCCACCGGCCAGCGTCCAGACAGACAGACGGCGCCAGGCGCGGAACGATAGCACCGCCTGGTCGGCCAATTGTTTGACGGTGCGCGTGTCGATCCGTCGTGGCGCAATCGGGCGGCTCTGCTGGTCGATACGGAACATCTGCGCGCTCCGGTCTGGCTGCTGCCGGATGAACACAAGGTTCTCGCGCACGTCGCCACGACCTTCGATCCCCCACGCACGCACGTTGATCTCAGGCGCAATCACGACGATGCGGATCTTGCTGCTGGCGCCCATTGTCCACAGGTCGAGCACCAGTTGGCGCAGCTCTGGCCGCTTGCTTACGAGCGTGGTGTATTCGTCGATCACCAGAGTCAGCGGCTCCTCCTGACCGATCGTCTGCTCGGCGTTGCGCCGGAGCATCTCAATATGCACCTGACGCACGGCATCGGCGAGCGGTGCGAAGTCGGCCAGCGCAGCGGCCAGATCGTAGTGCATCCGCACCGCTGGAAAGCCGCCCCACGGGTCGGTCTCTTTCGACTTCGGCGTGACGATCACGAGGTCGCCACGCCGGCAGCCGAGCGCAGCCAGCACGAGCGTGGTCTTGCCGACGCGAGTCGGGCCGACGACTCCAAGCATTGGTGCCGTCTCATCCTCATTGGCCCAGGCCATCCACTCACGAATGGTGAGCGGCGGCAGGCTCGCGGGGTCAAGTGCGACGGTCGCACCGACGACGGGCGCGGGCGGTGCCAGGGTGCTCGCTACTGGCTGCTGCGTCGCATAGGCTCGCAGGCCCGGCAGCGCGAAGAGCAGCGCGTGCAACGTCCAACCAGCCGGTTCACTCACACGGAGCAACACCGCGACCTCGCGCGCTAGCGTCGGCACGCGCCGTACACCCGCCTGCACGCCGATCAGCGCGAGCGTCGCCGGCATCGGATAGCGCGCGTAGAGCAGGACAAAGCCGGCATCGAGCAGGAACGTCAGATCGCGCTGGCGTGCGGCGATGGCCAGGGCGGCGACCAGGAGTAGCGCGGCGATGGTTGTGGATGGGATGACGGGCATAAAACTGACTCTTGACAACGTAGCTACACCGTGCTACAATAACCGTAGCTACAGAGGGCTACACGTATTTCAAGGAGGATACCATGAAACTCGATACCGACGACACCTACGCTGTGCGCTGCTACGACATTCCGCCAACGGCTCTCAAGGTCGGTCAGGAGTTCTACCTGACAGAGACAACAAACACGAACAATGGCGACACATGGCGAGAAATCCTACTTCAGCCCGGTCGCACGAACATGAGCCACGAAAAGCGCATTAACGGTTTCTTGGGCTCCACGAACAATCTGAGTAAGGACGCGATCGGCCAGTGGCGAATCACCAAGATCAACGGCTCTGTTATCACTGCGGAGCGTGTCGAATGAACCTTTCCGATGCACTGCGGTTGATCGCCGCCAAATCCCCCAATAATGTACAGAACGCGGTGCGTGCTCTGCGCACCGCCCAGCACCGACCGAACGCCCGTCCTGTCCAATACGTACTTGAGCAAGCGCTGATCGATCCTCTGGCTGATTTCACACCAGACGAGCGCGCTGGCATTGCAGAACTGTTGGGCACGGATGAGGAAGCGCGAACGCTGGACATCCGCTTGCGGGTCAGCGCCATCGAAAAAGAGCACGTTCAACAGATGGCAGACGAGGCCGGATTGAACGTCTCGGATTTCATTCGCTCGCGTATTGGGCTTTCGGATGATTGAGTCCATTTCAATGCCGCACAACCGGCGGCGCCTTGTGCCCGCCAGGTCCTGCCTTGTCGCTCGCGCGCTCTCCGACCGCTGGCGCCTCCTGAGCTGGCGCAGGTGCCACGGCGGGCGCCTCGGTCGGGAACGGGCGCGGCGTCGGCGGGATAGCGGTCGGGGCGGCCAGCGCTGGGGCAACTACGGCGGGCGCCTCGGTCGGAAGTGCTGGCGCGAGGGTCGGCGTCGCCACGACAATCACCACCTGCGGCTGCTCCCGAGCCTGCGCCGGCGGCAGTGTACTGGTGATGGCAAGCCAGGCCAGCGCGAGCGCACTGGCGACGAGCGCGGCGCGGGCGACGGGATCGCGGTGGGTAGGGATGGATAGCGTCATGCCTTTAGTCCTTTCTCTCGCCACACTGCGGCGTCAAGGTAGCGGCGATCGGCTACTGCCGGCATCTCGATCGTGTACTCTCCCAACCACTCAGAGAGCCAGGCTTCCAGATGCTGCGCCGCTGCGTTGTTCTCCGGCGTCATCCCGTAGTGGATCTGTCGCAACTACGTCTCGAACGGCCATATCTCGCGGCAGATCAGACCGGCCATCATGTATTTCGTGCCGCGTAGCGCGGCCACGATGCCGATGAAGCAGTGCCGTCCGTCATCTCCGTCCACCGCGCCGTGGCGCAGACAGGCCAGCACAGCAGCAACCTCATGCGGCTGGCAGCGGTTGAGAAGATGAGCGAGTGAGGCCCGCGCCTCGGTGTCGTCGATCGTCATAGCTATTCTCCACTCGTCAGTAGTTTCGGCCACGCGGTGGTCAACTCAGGCACAGCGAGTTGTGCCGCTGTCCGGCCATCGGGCAACAGCAGGTAGGAAAAAAACGCCTGTCGTGTCCCGAGCACCTTCGCCGTCATACACCGCGCCTTGATCTCGTGGTAGAGAAACGTCGCGGCCTGAATGCGCGCGGCGCGGTCGTTATGCGTGCGGCTCCTCAGCACTGGCCAAACCACGCGGTACCGCTCATCACCGAACGTGCATTCGAGCATGAACGCGGCGCGGCCGGCGCTGTCACTGCCGAACGCTTCGCCCGCGATCTTACCGCCGGCTGCCTTGATTTCCTTCTTGGCACGATCAAGCCAGGTATCCGGCGACGATGTGCCGGACTTCCAGTAGTTCACATCCTCAGCGTAGATGTCAGACATGCGCCGCCTCCAGTTGCCCTTCCACAGCCGCCAGCGTCACCGCGTCCAGTTCCCATAGACCGAGCGCACCTTTCGCGGGGATCGGCTCGGGCAGGGCGCGGATGTTGTCCAGCAGCCAGACGAAGCGACCCGGGGAATAATCGCCAAAAGCGCGTTCCTGGTCGGTTACTCGTGTAATGACACGCCGATTCGGATCGCGGTAGTACCCCGCGCCGCTTGTTGGGAAACAGCCGACGACATCAGCCACCGCCACGATCGCGCCACGCGGCAGATCGTAAATCTGGTATGGCCGTTCCTGTCCGAGCCATTTCAGCAATGGCGCGCGATACGGATCGCTGTTGATGAGGTGACGAAACGCAGTCAAACCGCCCACCAGCCCCAGTCCTTTCGCTGCGTGGATGGCGATCGTAATAGGCAGATGGTGTGAGAGGCCCCACGAGCGCGTTTCGTTGCGCTTGGCACCGATGACCACGAGGGTTGCCCAGGGCTGAGTCAGGGAAAGGGCTTTCATAGCGTTCTCACCAATCCTCACGCACTGGCAACCCCAGATCCTCGCAAACCTCCGACCAGTAGCGGCAACGCAACACGCCCTCGTAATACAGCCCCCACACCTGCCCAGCGGCCAGCCGAAATCCGGTGTCCTGGTCGGCCAACCATCGGAGATAGTCTATGAACTCGGTAACGATCCGTGCGTCACGCTCAACCTGTTCTGGATGGACCACGCGACCGATATTCGCTAGTGCTTCGATTGAAACCATAACATCCTCCGAACTCAACTTTACTGATCACATAACTGATCACTTCAAAACGAAAATGCGGCGCCCGTTTGGGCTACCGCATCAGAGTGGGATAAGTGGAAAGCCGGTGAGGGGACTCGAACCCTTAACCTGCTGTTTACAAAACAGAAGGATTGACACTCCTGTTTCGCTTCCTATCCCGTCCTGATGCGCTATATCGCCTCTTTTGTCACGCAGATAACTGCGCGTTTTGACCGATCGCAACCGATTGTTACCGATCACTTGGCTGATCACCCTGACGATCCATCCACCGATCGACCACTTGCCCCAGAGTCAGCCCTTCTCGTTTGGCCTCCTCATCTATCGCTTTCCTGGTTTCTGGCTGGACATAGCAGACCAACCTGATATTTCCTTTCGGCGGGCGCCCACCCGGCGGCTCGCGCCGCCCGCCAATTTTCTTGATGGTCATATTTCCATCCGCTCCTGCTTCACTACGGGGACGGCCTTCGCCCTCCGTTTCTTCTTACCGGGCGGATAGGCGATAGCTAGCACAGCAGGGAACTCAGGATGGGAAGGATCGATCAGCCCCTCATCCCACGGATCTTCATAGTTGTCGAAAAGGCTAGAGCGGAACCGTTCGGCTAGGCTTCGCTCATAGTCGGTCGTCGGCTTAACCAAGACTAGCCTCGATCTCAGCCTGCACGCGCCGCTCGATCTGCATCCGAGTCTTGATGAAGGGCAGGCGCTCCGCAAACGATTTGCCGCTGCCGGTCATTGGGATAGCCGCTGCCGCTGCGATAACGTCGGGATGTTTCTGGACAAGCATTGTGATCTTGTTGCGGCGCTCCGATGCGGCCCGCTCTCGCTCCTTCTGGGCCTGATTGGCAACACTGTTGAACTCTTTGACCGTCCAGCCCTGAGCCTTGGCGCCACAAACGGCGCCGAAGAAGACGTATTCGCGGGTGTCGTTGTCTTGCAGCACGATGGTTTTCTTCAGGTCTGATCGACCGCAGCAACCGCATTCCGTAACGTCGCCTGTCGTGCCGATGAAGGTGTAGGTTTTGGCTGTTGCGGTGATCATCTGTCTGACCTTTCGTGTGTGCTTTCTCTCAATGTGGTTATTATAACCGATAACCACGAACCTGTCAAGCCTCTTTCCTCGCTTGCTCCTCCAACTCCCCGGCCAGCGTTACATACACCGCCTCAACCCAGGGCCGCATAACATCAACCTGCGGCGGCGCGTAGTGGCCGGTGATCGTGCGCGGCCCGTGCCGGAGTATCCCGCCGATGATATTTTCGGGCGCCCCCGCCGCGATCAGCAGCCCGCCGCAGGTGTGACGCAGCATGTGCGTCGTCACCGGCGGGAGCTTGCAGGCGGTCGTGAGCCGCGTCAGGGCATGCCGCAGGCTGGTCGGGTTCATCGGGCGCCCGCCACGGCCGGGGAAGACCAGCTGATGTTCCTGCCAATAGCCCTTGGCGATGCCCTGAGCAGCTCGCCGGGTCAGGGCTGCCATGTGGGCACGCAGCAGCGGCACCAGCGCACGAGGGAACGGCACCGGCAGCACCTTGTCGCCTTTGGGCAAGTCCTGCGTGGCAGTACCGCGCACGTCGGTATATTCCTGGGCCACCATGAGGACGGCGGCGTCCAGGTCGATATCCGAGCGACGCAGCCCACAGATCTCGCCGGCCCGCAGGCCGCAGCAGACGATCAGCCACCAGGCCAGCGCATGGAATGACGGCGCGGCAGCACGCAGCAGCACGGCGGTCTGTGGCGCGCTCAGGCGCTCGGGCTCGCGCTGCTTGGCACGACGGCGACGTTCGGGCTTGATGACCGGGTTGAAGGTGATATAGCGCCGCTTAACCGCGCTCTCAAACACTTGATAGAGGTAGTTGCGGATCTGGCGTGTGGTAGTTTCGGCAAGTGAACGTTCTAATTCATCCATCATCGAGTCGATGTCATGGGGCAGCACATCAGCCAGTACCATATCGCCGATGTAGGGAGTAACGTAGGCGAGTTTCCACTCGACATCGGCAATGGTCTTTGCCTTCCAGCCACGCTCTTTGGCGGCGCGGGTCGCCCAGACGCTCAGGTACGGCTTGACGTGCTGCTGCCCGCTGGTAATATCCTCTCGCGCCTGCTGCCGCGCTACGAGCGAGTCGCACCACGCTTCGGCATCCTCGCGCCGATCGAAACCACGCCGGGTGTGCCACCCCTTTGGATGCTTGGGAAAGAATGCCGTCCATGTCCCGTTCTTCGCTTGGCCAGCGTATCCGGTTCCTCGCTTACGCCGCTGGCGCTGCTCTGGCTTCTTGCGTCGCGCCATGGGATACCTCGCTGATACAGCTCGATGCTGCGGATGGTCACACGGCGGGTCTTGCGCTCACCGTAGGCTTCCAGATCGTCGCGGGTAATCATGGCCGAGACAGTGCGGACAGAGAGAGGACGATCCCCCCCCAGCAACTCACCCGCTCTTTTGAGTGTCACGCCGCGCTCACCCATGGTACCACATCCCCCGCCCGGCCCGCCCGGGGCTACATGAACATTGGCAGATCGTCAAGATCACCGTTGATCCGCCGCCGATATGTATCAGCCTCATTCCAATCGTTCGCGTTCCGGCCTTGCTTCCGAGCTGCGTAGCTCCATGCCATCGAGTCGGCGCTGTAGAGCGCATCGCGTATCCAGCCCCAGGCCAATGCTGTGGACTTTAGGCCAAACCCGTGCAGCCGCAGATCGGGCCGCGCTTTCTGGATACTGTAGAGCACATCGCGGATCGCGCTCGGATCGCCGTTGCGCTTACAGACGCTACCCACGCCGACCCACATGCCCGATCGCAGGCGCCGGCCATACTGCCGGATATGGTCAACGTACTCGCGCGGTGTGTAGCCCTGGAGCACGGGCATTACAGTCAGCCCCAGCTGGCCGGCGTGAAAGTGCAGCGCATCGTAGCGGGCGATCGTCAGGCGCTGATGGTCGGCGACAGAGAAACGCACACCCGTGTGTTTGTAGCGCTGATCGAACATATATTGCTCGCACGGATAGTCCTGAGTCACAACAACGATACGACCGCAGAGCTTCCCGACGCGCGCGGCCAGTGCTGCGTACTTTGCCGGCGAGAGCCGGTGATCGCCAAGTAATTCCAGGATACGAAACGCCTGACTATCCAAAAGCAACTCCTCACAGCCGAGCAATTTCTGGCGCGTCTCCAGCCGGCCGATGTGAATGCAGCAGCGGGTGAAATGTTGTGCATCGGATGGCTGATGCAGGCCGGGGTAGAACGCCTCCATCATGGCCCCCTCACCGCTTCCCTGAGCGCGTCCCCGGCCGCCGCGATATCGCCCCCGCGCTCCAAGCGCATCGCCTGGCAGTAGCGGCATTCGCCACTCCATGGAGCGTCGCATGGACACGGTGGCCTGTCGCCGTACTCGCACGAGTCGCTGTTGGTGTAGCGTGTCAGTGCCATTTCTAGCCGCCCCACCAGCCCGCGCACAATCCACGGCGGGACCGGCACGCCGTCGTCGAGCATCCGGCGGATGGGGTCGAGGTCGAGGTCGAGGTCGAGGTCAGGCATGGTTGGTCCTCCGTGGCCGCCCGGCCTTGCGGGGCGATGCGGCGTAGGCGTCGATGGTCTTGCGGTCGATATACCAGTCCTGCCCGCGCTTCCACGCCGAGAGGCGATCGGTTTCGATTAACTCCAGCACCCGGCGCCGTGAGACGCGGAGCAGCGCAGCGGCATCCCTGGCGCTCATGGCGGTCTGCAGACGCTCCACTTCATCACACAGCGCGGCGACCGTGCGGCGCCAGTAGCTGTCATCCTGTTTGTCGTTCATGGCGCGGATGGCGGCGAGGTCAAGCATGGTGGTGCTCCATGATGCGCTCCGCGAGGAAGCGGCTGTAGACCGGCGGGATGGCCTGGTCAAGCTCTGCGGTGATCATCCAGTCGATGCCGATCGCGGCCTCTTTTGTGGCCTTCAGGGGTTCGGAAGGGCGTTTGCCGCCCTTCCGAACCCCTAGCATCCCCCGGCCTGAGATTAGCACCGGATGGCCCTGGTGATTACAGGGCGGCAGCAGGAAGAAGGCACTGCTATTCCCGATCTCAAACCAGCGATGCCGCCAGATGTTCAGGCCGAACATCGTGCCGCAGAGAAATAACGGATCGCGCATGAGCACCTCGGTACCGGGCACGTTCTCGACGATGTAGGGGACCGACTGTGCTCTAAGCATGTCCAGCACGCGCGGTAGTTGTACCTCGTGGTTGCCTTTGTAGGCGGCGGGCGTGAGATTCGAGTGTGCCTGACACTTCGGGCTAGCCCAGATGAGATCGAACTGCGCAAGGCGCTCCGGGTCGTTCAGCCAATCGAAGGCATCGGCCTGCTGGAACGCGAACGGGTAGCGCGGCTGCGGATCGCAGTCGATACCGAGCACTTCGTAGCCCGCCTGGTGCAGGCCCATCGCGCTGCCGCCGGCACAACAGAACAAATCTAATGCTCTTGGCTTCACAGTCCCCTCACCGCCTCCCTGAGCGCGTCCTCAGCCACCGCAATATCGCGCCCGCGCTCCACGGTGTCGGCCCAAGCGCGGGCGGCAGCCACAACCGGACGATACGCCCGCGCATCGAATTTCCATGTCTCGGCCTCGAATTCCAGCGCCTCTACCCTCTCGCACAGCCCGCGCACGAGCCACGGCGGGATCGGCACGCCGTCGTCGAGCATGCGGCGGATGGGATCGAGGTCGGTCATAGGGATAGCTCCAATGAATCAAAGAGCATCGGTTGCTCGCCCATGAGGCGCCGTGCGGATCGTTTGCTGACCGGCTGTTCCAACCAGCGCACGAGCGCGGCACACTGGCGTTCGTCTCGCTCGATCCCCACTGCGCGCCGACCCAGTAACCGCGCGACTGCCAGCGTCGTGCCGCTGCCCATAAACGGGTCGACCACCAGATCACCGGGACTACTGAACTGGCGCATGAGTTGGGCGACAAGTGGGATCGGCTTCGCGGTCGGGTTGCCGGATATCCGATAGTCCTGGTGCGCAACCGAGCAGGTATAGACGGCGTGATGCCCACCACCGTTCCAGGTCATGCGCCCGCCCGCGCGGTGCAGGAAGGCGATCCCTTCCCATCCTACGCCAGGCCGATCACCAGTGAACTGCGGCGCGCCGTTCGGTTTGATCCAGACGCCAAACCGCACGAAGCGCAGTCCCTCCGGCGGTTCTTGCTCGAAATGGTAAATATGGCGCCAGTCCATAAACGACACAACCCAGGCTCGGGCGGTCCCTCCGATCCAGTCGAAGCACGCGCGGAGATCGGCGGCTGTAATACTGTCGAAATCGACCAGTTTAGGCGGGTCGTGTGCGCCATCAGGATCATCGAAATGCGGCGGATGGGTGCGTGCGCCCTTGTGCGTCTCTTCGGCGTAGGGCGGATCGGTCAGCACGAGAGCGGCAGCGGGCAAGGGGATATCCCGCATATCAGCGCAGTAGATCGTTATCCCGTTGTTGTCATAGTACGGCTTCATGTATTTCCACCTTGCCAACCATCGCAAGACACAGCCCGAGCGCATCGGCCTCGTGTTCGCTGTAAACACCCGCACCGCTCGTGAGGGCCATCCAATCGCCGCGCCGCTCGATATAGGCCAGCGCATCGGCCTCATACCCAAAGTGCGCCGCTGCGGCTTGCAGCATCTCGCGCTTCGTCGCCGCGCCGTCCCCGGCCAGTGCCAACTTGGCCGCGCTGGGGGTCACTTCGACGGCCATGATGCCGCGCCGCTCGGCCAGTTCCAGCAGCGCACCCGAGACACGCGCTTGCGGGATGACGGCCTTGGCGTAGCGACACACCGGACTTTCCACGACGACGCAATCGACCGCGTACTGGTCGAGGATGGCGGCTACGGCATCCCGCGCGGCCACGCAGCGCTGGCCGATCCATGCCGTCTTGTCCAGGCGGATGACGCCGTGATCGCGGACGGCGCCGGCGTGGGCGACGTAGCCCACACATGTGCTTGAGATATCGAGACCGAGGATGAAAGCGCTCATTGTTGTGACTCCACAATCCGAAACCGCATCGGTTCATCATACGTTGTTGCAATCAACCCATTGTCCTCAGCAGCACGCGCTGCCATCGCCGCGATCTGGATCAGTTCAGTCAGAAGTTCGGCGGGATCGCGCTCGCTCGTCTGGAGCCTGACCAGATCCCAGAACTCATCGAGTTCTTCCAAGATTACGGCATAGCTCTCGTGGAGCGAGTTTTGTCGCGGTGGATGTTTTGTTCGTGCGCGCTCGAGCTCGAGCGCGACTTGATGGAGGAAGGGATTCATTGTGATTGCTCCTCGAATAGTTCCCGCTGCCCCTGACGCCGGAGCTTCACGCTCTCCGGCAGCGGCTCGGTGTGTTTGCACTCCGGCCAGCGCTGGCACCCCAGGAACGGCTCGTTGGTCGCGCGGTTTGTGCGCTCGACGAGGGCGGCACCGCACTGAGGGCAGGACTTGACGATGGTCATAGCTCAATCTCCAGCTGGGCCAGGAACGCAGCCACATTCGGCGGTAGCTCTGGCCCAGCACGTAGTCGTAAAATGATTGGTGTGATGCGCTGGATGACATCCTGCATCTCCCAGAACAGCTGGTCAGCGTCGTCGTCGCTCTCTGGCCGTTCGATGCACTGCTCCTGAATGGCCACGAGCGCCTCCAGCGTGCTTAGGAGGATACGATAGGTGCCGCCGGCGAGCGCGGTATCCATCTAGCGCGGCTCCCGGTCGCTGCTGACTGGCGTATTACGTGCCATCGCCGCCGCATTGCGCGCCGTTGTTTCGTTCAGCGTGACGGACCTGGTGCCGCTCGATAGCGTCACCTCGGATATGCGCAGCGCCTCATCCATCGGCGTCACCGGCGCGAGCGTATCGCGTGTCACCCGGCGCTCCTTCGTTGTCTTCAGTATGACCTCGATCCCCACCGGCCGCGCCGACAGCGCCGCGTCGATCGTGTCCTCCAGGTCGTCGGCGTCCTCATCCTTGCACTCGATGGCGAGCGTGAGCTTGCGCAGCGGCACCACACCGAGCCGCTGCAACGTCGTGATAGTCCGCATCATCGCGGCGTCGATCTGGTCAGGCGCCAGATATTCCGTGTCCGGCGTGATGGTCAGTGCGATTTTGGTTCCCATGTCATTTTCCTTTCTTGGCGCGATACCGCGCCTGGCTCGCGTACAGACATATCCGGCAGCGCGGGGCAATGCGCCCGTAGCGCGGTGTCAGGTTCCCGGGCACCAGCGGATGACCGCGCTTACATGTCGCGGCGTGCTGCCCGCGCCGGCAGTCATTCGAGCAGCGCTGTTGATCGGGTCGCTTCGGGCGGAACGAGCAGCCGCACGTTGGGCATGTGCGGAGCTGCATACGTGTCCAGGTCGCACGCAGGGGATACCCTGCTTCCTTCAGTCGCCAGGCAACGCCCGCGTGGCTTATGCCATAGCGCGCGCCGATGGCTCTGAGCGTCGCGCCGGTCGCATAATCAGCGGCGAGTACCTCGGTGGGGATGTCGGGTCTACGGTTCATGGCATCCTCACAGTTGCGCCCCACCATTCCACGTAGTCACCCATCTCTGACTGCCACGGCGTTGGGCCATCCAGGTCCGGTTCTCGCTTCGTGCGTAGCCGCTTCCAGCTGATCCAGCGCGCCCCAAAGTGGTTGATGAAGATGCCCGTCGCCTGGCTGCGTGTCTCGGCACAGACCGCCATCTCATAATGTCCATCCGTGACGATGTAGCCCTTATGCATCCCGCGCCGCCTCCACTTCGCCCAACGCCGCGTCGGCCCAGCCCTGCGTGCGCTCCATTGCTTTCAGCGCCGTCTCAGCCCGTTCTGCGCTCGTGAGGAGCGCGTTTAGTCCATCGCCCTTCGCAACAGCTCTGGCGTACTTCTCCGCGAACCCTGGCGCGTTCTCGGCCTGTGCCGCGCAGACCTTCTGATAGCGCTCCCGGTCGGCGGTGTCGGCGTGTGCCAGGTCCGCATCCCACCGCTCCCAGGCGGCGTGCAGTGCCTGCTCGGCGGCTGCCAGTGTCTCGCGGATGTGCCGCTCGGTGGCGTCGAGGTCGGCGCGGCAGAGGGTGCAGAGGAGGCCACTGGACAGGATCGGGACCTCGGCGGGCTTATCGCAGACCCGGCAGGTGATACGCGCGGTCTGGGGCGCGGCGGGCCGCTGTGGCTTCTCGGCCCAGAAGGCGTCAACTTCTTGATCAAGGGTTAGCTGAGTCATGGCTGCTTCGCTTTCTCACGCTCGATACGGGCTTGATTAATTGCCCACGCACGGGCGGTTTCGTAGTTGACGCCGTATTCCTCACAGCGCTCGCGAGCTTGCTTCTGGTTTTTTTCCAGAGGACTTGCGAGCATCATAAGCGTCGTACTGTGTTTATCGCGCGGGATCGGGTCAAGTTCAGGGTATTCGGCTTTCTTATGCTTTAATTCCATTGGCGCGCCATTTTGCGAAAAAGTCCCATTAGAATCCCCCTCAGAGTACTCAGAGTTGGCTTCTACGGCTTTCTGAAGGCCTACAGAACTCTGAGGGGGTATCTGTGGACCACTCAGAGTTGGACGATCCCCCTCAGAGTTGGCTTCATCGGAAGTCTGAGTACTCTGAGGGGTCTGAGTACTCTGAGGGGTCTGAGTACTCTGAGGGACGATCGCATATTTGCCATACCCGACCTTATCAATTAATCCCTCGTTAAGTAATCTTCTCAATAGGAACTGAACAGCGGTTACTGGCCTGCCCAGTGCGACGGCGATTTCCTTCGGTGTATGTTGCTGATCGTCGCTTAAGGCATCCAGCACCGCACGTCGCTCGGCAGTCATTGAAACTTCACTGGCCGGGCCTTCGATCACATGCTGGTTGAGGTAGCTATCCCACCGTAAAGCTAGTGGGTCCTCATTTTCGAGATCGCGCCCACGCAGCTCTAAGATCGTAATACTGGAGTCGTTCACATCACGACGTAGTCCCCACATGGTATTAACTGCACTCGGCAGCCCTGTTGAGCCGGTGATACTATCCATGATGTCGTCATGCTTGCCCTTGTTAAAGTGATGGACAAGCAAAATCGCAATATGGTAGCGTTCGGCGAGCTCGTTGATCGGATCAACGGTATCGCGGTCATAACGATAAAATTCTTCGTTCTTTTGCATCGGGCGCCGGAAGCTAGCCAGCACATCGATCACGACAAGCGCGGCATTCGGATGCGCTATCAACCAGCGTTCAATCTCGGCAAGACCCTCGTCAGCCTGTGACCACTTGGTATAGATATGAAAATTTGTCGGCCAATCGACTTGTTGCACGCCGAGCATCGCCCTGGTGCGCTTTTGGATGCGTTGCTGTCGGCCTTCGAGGTCAAGATAGAGCACATCGCCACCATGGACCGCGAGCCGGCCCAGCGCCCGGCCGCCCATCGAGACCGCGAGACTCAACGCCAATGCAAGCCATGATTTCTTGCTCTTGTATTTTGCGGCGACCAGGCATGCGCCTTCCGGCATGATGTTCTCGATAATCCAGCGCTCAGGATCGAATACTTTGTGTTGGAGTTCAGCCAGCGTGATGCCTTCGCGACGACGATCAACAACCAGTTCCACCGTCTGGATCGGCGTGCAGATCGCGCGTAGCTCATCGACCGTGTGGCCAGCGGCAAACCAGTCGCTGACATCGCCTTTTTCCGGCAGGTCGGGCAGTCGCACGATCCGTGCTGCCTTTGCAATGCCCTGAAGGGTTTTGCGCACCTGCTGGGCATGGTTCTCGCCTGGCTCGTCACGATCGGGCAGGATATAGACATCGGCACCACGCAACGCTTCGCTATAGGCGTCGTTCCACTTGCCGGCGCCGCCGACGTTCGTGGTTGCGACCAAGCCGCGCAACCGCAACGCCTCGGCATCCTTTTCGCCTTCGACCACATAGACCGGCTCGCCTTTTTGGATCGCGGTAATAACCTCCGGGAGCCGGTAGAGCACACGATCAACGCCCTGAATATTGTTGACCCAACCGCCCTGATCGTCGGGCTGGCGCTGGTAGAACTGCTTTGTCTTGCCTTTGTAATAGCGCACGACCTGATAGGCCAGCACACCATGTGCGTCGTAGTAGTCATAGGTTGTCTGCGGACTTGTGCCGTTCGTTGTCACAGATGAAACCTTAATGCCCAAATGATCAGCGAGTGCGCGAAGCGTCGTGCCTCGTCGGCACACCTGGCAATAACAGAGACCATCTTTTGAGATGACAAAGTGCGTCTGCGCCTTTTTCGCTGATTTGCCGCAATAGGGGCAGTCGGCATGATAATCGCCGTGCCGATCGGGCCAGCGATTCGGGTCGGTATGCAGGTGTTCGCTCACACGGTCGAATAGGTTGGTATTCATCAGTAACCGGCTGTTGTGTTAGGTTCCTAACACGCATTATACACCCGATAGTATTATCTTGTCAACACAAATAGCAAGTATCTTGACACAAATAAAAGCTTTTGCTATACTTGACGACAGGTTGTAATATAGTGAAAGGACGATCCTTATGTCGGTGGGAACTATGCCCGTCAAAAGTCGCCTGAAACTGCTTTTGGCCGAGCGGAACGTCGAGCGAATCGGTGTTGGACTTGAGCCATGGCGCATCCGCGAACTAGCCGAGGCCGCCGACCTCTCGCCGTCTGTTGTCTCTGGCCTCACGAGCAACCGCGCAACCCAGGTCCGATTTGAGACCCTGAATCGCCTTTGTCGAGTTTTGCACTGCACCCCTGGCGACATCCTCGTGTACTCCGAAAGCGAATAACCGGAGCGCTGGCAAGCTCTCACCCCTCCCAGCGCCCCGGTGGATCAGATTCCCCACTCATACCACCGCTTGACCAGCCGCCACCAGGCGCGGCGCCATCCCCTGGTCGCTTCCATCCGGCAGATTGCCCAATCAAGTTTCAGTGATAATTGCTGATTGAATGGCCTCATTGCATCTCCGCTCCAACACCCTTATACTCCGCTCCCACCCGGCCACGCACTTCGTGTAGTACGCCCGATCGGCCTCGTCTCGCGCCCCATCGCGCTTCGCCCGCGCGTCGGCCAGCCTTTGGCGTTCCCAGGCGAGCTGGGCATGGTCGTCGGTTAGAGCAGTCCTTCTTCGTATTCCTTGATCCATTCCTGGTACTGCTCGCGCGTTTCTTCGTAGCACGTCAGGCATGAGGTCATCCAATTGTCCTCTTCGTGCTGGTAGCACGTCGGGAGTCGGCGCCGCTCGATCGTTTCGGTCGCGCCGCAGCCACAGATGAGCGGCCGCAGCAATGGGCCGTTCAGCCGCATGAGTTCGGCTATCCAATTCGCGATATCGGCAAAGCGCACCCACCGACTCGTTGTGCTACTGATCGCCATTGCGCGGATGCTGCTGATGAGGTGCTCTAGCTGTTCTGCGTCACTCATTGTATTGTCTGCTGATATATCCGCACGGCATGCCGTAGGCGTTGCCATGCTTCGTCGGGTGAGAAGAAGCCGCTGTCCGTATCATGCCAGCCGCGCCGTTTGTGCATGGCTGTTTGTCGTGCATTGAACTGCTCGCAGGCCGCTTTCGCGCGGCCGTAGTGTTCTTGAAATGCCTGTTCAGCATCGGCATCCGCCGCAAGTGCGTTGTATAACTCACAACGAATGCGATAGATCTCGGCCTCGATCGGATCGTTGACCGAATGAAATTGTGCGCCATGACGATAGAGTGTATTACTCATTTGCCGATCACGAGCCGCGAGATCATGGAGTCGTTGGCGTTGGTCGTTGGTTAGTACCGCTGGTCGCTCAACGTGATGTTGGGCGGCGCGGGGCTGTCGTTGCTTTTGCATATGATTGCGGTCACTCCTGGCATACTGACGACATCGATCGCGGCGTCGATAAGCTCCACCGCGAGCGCGTTGGCGATCGTGACTTCGCCTGCTGCGAATGCATGCAGGATGGTGATAGCGTCGCGGACTTGTTCAGAACTGATCATGGCTTGCTCCTCAAAATGGCAGATACCCATCGGCCAGCGGTGGCGGGCGATCGGTGGCGCTGCGCTCCTCATTCAGCCGCTTCATCCCGTCGATGAACGCGCTGGCCTCGCGCATGGTCATTGCCACGAGGTCAACGCCTTGCTCGCTGGCATAGACCGCTAGTTGCTCACTGGTCCAGCACAGCTGATCCTGCAACGTCGCGATGTAGTTGCGCTGCTTGGGCGTGGCTGGCGGAGATGAAGAAGGAAAGGCGAGAGGCTCGGCGGGCCGCTGCGGCTGACGCTGACGTGTGTACTCGGCCTCGACGGCGCCCCGCGCCTCGTCAAACGCGGCATCAACGTTGCCATCCTGTACGCTCGCGGTGGCCTCTAGGCGTAGGTTTTCGTAGTTGCCGAGGTTGTAGACTCGGCCAAAGGTGACAGAAACAATCATTGCAGTTCCTTTGTTCGACGGGGCGCACTACACCTGGAATTAGCAGCGCGCCCCGCCGTGCATGCGTCATCCTCGTTTGACGTTGGCGCCGGCCTCACCTCCTCTCAGAAATCCTCAGTGTCGTCGATCGGCACCGGCACGTTCTTGCCGGGCGGGAGCTGCGGATGGCCGCTGATGGTGTAGCTGGCATTCGTCACGTTCGGCGGCTGCCGCAGTTCGCGGCTCCATTCCAGATAAGCAGTGAAGATCTCGCCGCCGAGCCGCAGTTGCTCCTCGGTTACAAGCAGACTCTCGATCGCATCCGCCGGCAGGTACAGCGTCGGTGGGGTAACAACGCTGCCGGTCTCTTTGCCGGTTTTGGGGTCGATGACCTTTACGTAGTCGGTGGAGCCGTCCGCACGCTTCTTTTGTGCGACCGGGAGCCAGAACATCCACGGCACCGCACGTTTGCCGCGCTTACGGGCCTGGAAATCGGCTTTCCTGAGCAGGCCATTGCGGTAGACACGGATGATGTCGATGATCGCGCCGCACTTGGATTTGCCATCCGCCGACAGCACCAGCGGATCGTCGATGCCCTCGACCAAGCAGATCAGGTCGATGTGCTTCTGGGCGCCGTCTTCATAGCCATTGATCCAGTCTCGCGGCCCCTTGCGCTGTACCTGCTCGCCTTTGTCATCGCGCTCCGGTCGCCACCACTGGCTATGCCAGACGATCGGGGCGATCTTGAGCAGTGCCGCGCTGTAGCCGTACTCCGGCTCTCCCTGGTCCTCATAGCGGTTGTCGGCCTGCCAAGGCGCGGCGGGCGGCCCGGCCAGCTCTGTGTCTTTGATGTAGAAAACCCCCGGCGTCTTCGCGCCGCCTTTGTTCGTACCGTGCAACCAATAGAAGGTACCGAGGCCGGTGCCGGCGCTCTCTGGCGCATCGCCCTCGTAGGTGTCGAGCAGTGCATCCAGTTTCGAGGTCGTTGCGAGGTCCGTTGTCACGTGCTTTGTCCTTTCGTTGTCTATTCCCAGAGCCGCCCAACGCGGCTCAGAAGGGCAGGGCCTGGTCGATTGCCGTGTGGATCGGGTTCTGCCGCGCTAGCCGCTCCAGGGCAGCGGCGTAGCGGTCCAGGGCCTTGTTTGCATCGTCGCGTACTCTGAGCTTCTCAGCGTCGCGCGCGTCCTCTTCGCTAGCGATCTGGGCTTGCAGTAGGTCGACCTCGTACTCGACGACGCGCAGCCGCTCGCGGGCCTCCAAGTAGTCATCGTCTCCGTCCAGCACGATCGTGAGTGCTCGTGTTCGCTCGCCTTCGTTCTTGCAGTTTGCGAGTCGGCCGTTGTCGATCGCGTATTGTTCCCGGATCGCCTTCATCGTTTCGTGGTCGGCCTCGCGCAGCGTCGCGCGGGCGTCGGCGAGCTGGATGCGAAGTTCGGATAAACTCATTCTCATTCTCCTTTCAGTCGGTAGATTTCCTGCCAATGCTTGGCCAGCCAACTGGTTGGGTGCGCAGCCACGTTCTGTCTGACGCGCTCCATCGTCTCGCGCCGCCGCTCTGGCGGCTGGGCCTGGAAGTCTTCGCGCTGGCGCTGCACCGCAAATGACACATGGAACGACTCCGGTATGGTGCCGCTGGTCGAGGGGTCAAAGGCGTGGCGTGGCATAGCGCACCTCCTGGATATAGACGATGTGGGCCATGAGCAGCCGCTGGAGTGCTACAACCTCATCCAGTTCGTCCAGCGTCGTCTCGTGACCGCGCCGAGTCAGGTACTGATAGCGATCACGCACGACCTCGGCAATGGCCTCGCCGTCCGGTTGTGCTATACTTGGTTCTGGCATGAAGCGGCCTCTTCGTGCCCGCCGGCCCTTGGGCCGGCGTTACGTTATGAACAACTTGTCATCTACGGCTACTTGTAGTACAATCACGCCATCCGCACGATAGAGGCCGATGTCGTGACCGATGCCACGTTGCTATCCCCTGTCCGCGCATTGCTGCGCTGCCGCCTGCCACGCGGCGAGCATCTGATCGACGGTCACGGGCGACCACGGTACGCGCTGCGCGCAGAAGACAGCAGCCGCCTCGGCCATCTGCGCGATGGCTTCGCTATCCAGTTGCTCCAGTGTCCTCAGAAAGTATTCCCGGTCGGTTATCCATTGCCGGACGATCGCTGCGCCTGGGACTGCTGGCCGGCGCTCCTGCGCGTCCCAGCGGCAGAGCAGGTGCTGGAGCCGCAGACGATCGGCAGGGTCGAACGTGCCGTGCTCCAGGGCGAATCGGATGCCGTAAGCCAGGTCGGCGGGTGTTGTGGTTCGCATGTCTCTCTCCTATGCCTGCTCATCCAGCTCGGCGCTCGGTTCGAAGATGGCGCGGCGCAACCGCTCCAGGCCAGCCGCGTCGCAGGCATCGCACATCGGCCTATCGTTCAGGCCGATCTTCGTTGCGGGATTGGAACAGCCTGGTGCAGAGCAGATCGTGCGGTGCCCCTGCTCCGGCTCGAACGCCAGCGCGATCCGCGCCGCCGCCTCCGGCGTATGATGATCAACGTAGTACTGAAAGATGTACTCGTCTGCGCACCGATCGGCCGCGCCAGCACTCCACCGGACGCCGACGAGCTGCTCGGGCTCGCCGTCGATCGCGACGTAGGCGGGGTATTGTTTGGTCGTCGGGTCGTACTCGCCGACGCGCTTGGTGATGGCGGGCTGGTCGGTGGGGGTCAGGGTGGATGTCATTGGTATGCTCTCTTTCGCGATGTTAAAACGATCTCACCAATCCGTGTCTGCGGTGACAGGGTGCTTACTAGCTCGGTCCCACTTGCGGCGCTGCCAATCCTGATATGCGTCGGTGGCCTCTTGTGTGATCTTGTAGTAGTGGTTGCCGCGCCCATCAGTCGTGTTGCTGTCTTTCACGATCAGGCCGCGCTTGATCAGGGCATACATGCAGCGTCGCGCGCCGTTATCGCGATTGTCACGAGCTGTGAATTGCTCATGTGGCAGGAAACCGATCGAGCCGTAGCCGTTGCTCCAAAGCTCCTCGATCGTCTCGGCTTGCGCGTCGGTCAGTCGGTGTGTGGTCATCATCGTCGTTTACTCCTGTCGTGCCTTCTCGGCGACTTTACGGCTTTCCGACCACCTGCCACTTTGCGCCAGCTCGCCGGCTCTTTCCAGCGCATCGGCTCGCCACCCGTTGCTCTGGTGCGCGACCCGCGCTGGGGCCTCGCTGCACCGGCGGATGTCACAGGCGATCTGCGCGTGGATGGCGGTTCGGGCGGTGGTTGTGGTCATGATGGTGGTGGCCTTTCGTGGGTGCTAGGCGGTTACGTCGGCGGGCTGGGGTTCGCTATGCTGTTGAGTTCGATATGTCGAAGTCTCGGACAACAAATAAGCGTCGAGTGCCCACCGCAAAAGCGGCTGGCGGCTGTGGATGCCCTTACTGCGGGCCAGTTCATCTAGTGCTTTGATCTGATCGGGCCGAAGGAAGGCCGATATCTGGATGTACTCTTCGCTCATATGTCCCTCACTACTTCGATATGCTGAAGTATACACTATGTCGAAGAGATTGTCAAGAGGATTTATAGAAGAGTTATAGACGAGGAGGGGATTATGTGGTATCCTATGCCTAGCGTAGCAACGACGAAGGAGAGCACGGTGTCTGCGCTCGCAAACTTCATCCGCTCACGCATGAAGTATCTTGGGAAAAGTCAGGTCGATATTGCCGGCATGGCGGGCATTAAAGAGTCCACCTTATCGAATATCTTAAACCCAAAAAAGGAAGCGGGGTCAATCATTCCTCGACCTGGGACGATCAAGGGGCTAGCAAAGGCCCTTCAAACGGAGGGCGCCTTACTTACTTCTCTTTTGGGCTACCCAGTGGGCCCCGTAGGGGATGATGACCGTTATGAGGAGATCGCGCGTCGTCTGCCCGGCGTGCCCTGGCTTGCCGACCGTCTGCCTGATTTAATGGAGCTATCCGAGGATGAGTTTCGCGATCTGATGGAGTGGCTTGATTTTCGTCGGCAAAATGTGAATCGATCCAAGTCTTCAGGTCGTGGAAAAGGCTAGAGCGACTGCGCGGCGGTGACATCCGGTCCTCCTTACGAGGGGGGGGGTAAGGGAGTAGCGCATCAGCATGCAGAGGTGCTGCGCTACGTAGATAGGAGCCAGCAGCGAGGCCAGCGGAGTACCCAAGATGTGTGCCAAGAAACTGAGATGTGCAGACGATTATAGCATGACTTTAACCCGGCGCAAGTGAAATCTAGGTGAAATCTTCAGATTTCCTTAATACTGGCGTCAGAAACGAACAGGGGTGCTAGTACACTATAGCATAGGGCAGGTCAAGCGGGGAATACCTTTTTAGGTAGTTTTTCCTACCCTGTCATGTTCTTGTAATCTTATGCGCTGGTTCGTACTTATCTTATTAGTTCTCTTGGCTACCTGCGGCGTACCGGCCGAAACTCGCGAGGCCCGCGCGATCCGGGCGCTCCAGTCCGCCTTGCCGGCCTCGACCCGCGAGGCGCAAGGGCTGCCGTTCGGCGGCTGGTCAGCGCGGATGAGCACGAGCTGGATGACCGTCACGTTGCCGCTCAACACGGATGCTGATATCGAGCGTGGGTTACGATCGAATCGCGCGCTGCTGGTCAAAGGTGTGGCCCAGCTGTTTACTGCTGACCGCGAGCTCGAGCATATGACGATCGTTGGCACGTTGCCCAGCGGACCAGACAAGACCGATATACCGGCGCTGGTCGGTGACATTGGCCGCGCCGACGTAGCTGCGTGGGATGGGTCTGACCAGCTCGGGCTGTGGAAGATGAGTATGCCGAAATAACCCCGGCCCACTCGGGCCATCTTACGCCGCGAACGACCTCGGCCACGTGCGGATTGCTGCCAAGCCTGTCTCGCACGTGGCCGAGGTCGTTTGATCCTATGATAGCATATGCTGTATGCCCCGGTGTTGCCACCCCCGAATATGACATTTTGCTATTTCCATTGACATAACCCTTCCCCTGTGCTACGATAGAGACGCCAAGCCTGTCCGTGTCATCGGAAGGCTAGCGGCATGTCCCTCGAAATCGACCACTCGCGCAGCTCCCCGAATCACAGCTCGCGCAACGGACGGCCCATCACGCTGGTTGTTGGCCATGCGACGGTTGGCCCGTACCTCTCTTCCTTGAATTGGCTCTCTAATCCCCTCTCTCGTGTCTCTGCCCATTATCTTATTCGCAAAGATGGCCACATCGCCCAGCTCGTCGCTGATTCTCGTGCTGCTTGGCACGCGGGCGCGTCGTTCTGGAACGACATGGATAGCGACGAGATTCAGGACGGCTCGCTGGGCATTGAACTGGAGAACCTCACCGGGATGAAGTTAGATGACGGCGCGCTGCATCCCCCCGATCCATACCCCGCTGTGCAAGTTGCTGCCTTCCGTGTGCTGGTGCAGACAAAGATGGCGGAATACAAGATCACGCTTTCCCATGTCGTGCGCCACTTGGATATTGCCTTTCCGCGTGGCCGCAAGACAGATCCGGCGAACTTCAACTGGCCTGCCTTTATCCAGTCTCTTATGGTCAACGCGCCTGGTAGGTATCGTGCGCGTGGTGCGCCTGTCCATCAGGGGCCTGGCCTGAATTTTCCCATCGCCCTGAATGGATCGGCCTTTTTACCCTCTGGCGAAATCGTTGAGATCGACGAGGTTAAGCCAGAGTGGGGCGGGATTGGCCATCTTAAGAGCGGTCTTGGCTTTGTGCTCCTCGAACAATTGGAGCACCTTTCCTAATCGTCTTGTGCCACTTTCAATGTGGCACAGCAAGGATCATCATGGTTCCCTTCATCGTTCGCGTCGGGCTTCTGTTCGCATTGTTGGCGCTCGCGCCTGCCGCGCCCAGCGCCGGCCTCTGGGTTTCACCCGCCGAATTGGCCCAGCTGCCGATGGCTGGCCCAGCCTGGATCAAGCTCAAGGCCACGGCTGACGGCTCGCTCGGGCAGGCTGCCATCCGCGATCAGAACAGCGACCACGACGTGAAGACGCTGGCCGTCGCGCTGGTCTACGCGCGCACGGGCGATGCCCGCTATCGGGCGAAGGCCGCCGGCGCCATCCTGGCGGCCATTGGCACCGAGCGGGGCGGGCGCACCCTCGCGCTCGGCCGCAACCTGCCCAGCTATGTCATCGCTGCCGATCTGATCGACCTGCGCAGCTACGACGCTGCCAGGGATCAGCAGTTCCGCAACTGGTTGAGCATGGTGCGCCGCGAGTCGATGGATGGCGGCACGCTCGTCAGCACCCACGAGAAGCGCCCGAACAACTGGGGCACCCACGCCGGCGGCGCCCGCATCGCGGCCGACATCTACCTGGGCGACACGGCCGACCTGGCTCGCGCGGCGCAAGTCTTCAAGGGCTGGCTCGGCGACCGCTCGGCCTACAGTAGCTTCAAGTATGGCGATCTCTCGTGGCAGGCTGATCCAGCTCGGCCAGTCGGCATCAACCCCGCCGGCGCGACCAAGTCGGGTTACTCGATCGACGGTGCGCTGCCCGACGATATGCGGCGCGGCTGTAAATTCCGCATGCCGCCGTGCTCGACCGGGTACCCGTGGGGCGCACTCGAAGGGGCGCTGATCCAGGCGCAGTTACTCTCTCGCGCAGGATACGACTCGTGGGCCTGGCAGGACTACGCGCTGCTACGGGCGGCGCGGTTTCTGGCCGAGCTGGATCACAGCTACGGCGGGTGGTGGGCCAGCGGTGACGACACCTGGCAGCCCTGGCTTATCAATCGCGCGTACGGGACGGTGTTCCCTGCGGCGCTGGATCGACCAGGGAAAAGCATGGGCTGGGCGTCATGGGTGTTCGGGAGGTAGCAAGCGATGGACCCGGGCTGGACGTTCGAAACATTCAAGATATACGTCGATGAACGGTTCGCAGCTCAGGACAAGGCGGTCAATGTCGGCCTGTCAGCGCAGCGCACCGCAGTCGATGCCGCACTGACCGCGCAAAAAGAAGCGGTCATCAAGGCAGAGACCGCGACCGAAAAGCGTTTTGAGAGCGTCAACGAGTTTCGCGCCCAGAGTGCGATGCAGCAGGCAACTTATGTCACGATCGCGGAACACCAGGCAGAACTACGGGCGCTGAACCTGCGTTTCGAGGAGTTGAATAAGAATCTGCTCGCGCGCCTTGACCGGATCGAAGAACGCATTAACAAGGCCGAAGGCGTAAAGTCAGGGTTGCGCGATGGGTGGGGGTATCTGGTCGCAATAGCAGGGATAGCACTGGCGGTGTTGAGCCGCTTTTTCTAGGGGAGATCGGCCCGGCGCGACTGTTGTGAGCAGCACGCCGAGCCTGGCCCGGTGGCAGGCGAACTACCACGAGGTTACGGACTATGATAGCACAATGGCACGGTGGCATCGATGGAGCATAACGACGTAGAAGATCGCCGCTGGGATGGTGTTATCCGCGAGATAGAGGCGCGAGTGCCGCAGGCCGTGCGCCAGGCGATGGTTGAGTACCGGCTGACTCTGGACGAAACCGCGCGGAATACGGCGCAGTTGATGACGGTCGTATTCGGTAGTCCATCGCTGGGGGTTCGCGGCATGGTAGAGCGTATGAGTGCTCTGGAGGGAAAGATCGATACCCTGATCAAAGGACAGGAGCAGCGTGAAGAGGACTGGAAGGCCATGCGCGATTTCTTGCGCGACGAAAAGGACCGCCAGGTTATCCAGCGTGCGATCCGCCGTGGCGTGAACGGATTTAATATCATCGCGGGCATCTTCGCTGGCGCCATGACGATCCTCACGCTGTTGCAGTTGTTTCATATCATTTCGCTCTGAGGAGTATCAGGATGACCCCTACGTCCAACAAACCGCTCAACAAAGTCACGGCTGGCGCTATTGCCGCCGCAGTCGCCGCGATCGTGCTGGCGCTGGTCAAGAACTATCTCTGGATCGATATGCCTGCCGATTTGGAGGGGCCGGTCAACACTTTGGTGGCCGCCCTGGTCATCGGTGGCCTGTCGGGGTTCGCAGGCTACATGACCCCAATAGCGCCGGGGGAAATCACTCAGACCGACCAGCGCATCACGGACGCCACGCCGCGATGAAGCCGCTGCTTGTCGTGCTGGTCATTATCGCGCTACTGCTCGCGGCGGTGCTCTGGGCAACAAGGAATAGCCGATGATCGGACTTGTTATACTCTGTGTTGCGGTCGGGTGTTTCACGCTGGGTGTGCTGTTCTTCGCGCTGTTTCGGTCGAAGAGGAGAAAACTATGACTATTGGTCCTGCAACACTTATCGCGGCCATTGCCGCCGCGCTTGCGACGCTCGTCTGGTGGCTTTTGCGCAACCGTATCCCCGATTGGCTCGCGCTGTTCCTGTTTGGCCTGGTGTTGCTTCTGGTGTTCGCAGCGGGCCCGCTGGTGCGGCTGCCGTAGTTGATCTGACTGTTAGCAATGCCATTTGCAAAGGGACAATCAGGGAACCCTGCCGGTCGGCCGCCGAAAGTCGTCGAAGACGCGCAGCGCTCGGTGCTGCTCGAGCTCTTTGACGAAGCCGCAGAGCGCGCGATCGTTGCGAACATGATCGCCAACGCCAAGCGGAAAGGCGTCCTAGCGGCGCCATCGGCGACCAGCGCGGCGACGTGGCTCTGGGATCGGAAGTACGGCAAGGTCAAGGACCATGTGGAGCTGAGTGGGTCGGTGGATGTGAAAGGCTATACCAGTGTTAGCCCCGACGATTGGACAAGCGAGCCGTCAGCGACCGATTAGACCAATCGCCGTTTTCGCGGCGCTGCCCTGGCAGATCGCGCCCTGGCGCGACCGTAGCCCGGTCATTCTGCTGACCGGCTCGGCAGGCGGCGGCAAGTCGCGGCTCGCTGCCGAGAAACTGCATGGCTATTGCCTGCGCTACCCTGGCGCGACGGCGCTGCTGTTGCGCAAGGTCAAGGTCAGTATGACTAGCGGCGCGGTGCTGCTGCTGGAGCGCAAGATCATCGGCCCCGATCCGAACGTCATCCACTACCCGAGCAAATCGCGATTCGAGTATCGCAACGGCTCCATGCTGCTGTATGCCGGCCTGGAAGATGAGAAGCAACGGGAGCGGCTCAAGTCCATCGGTCAAGATGGCGCGGTCGATATCGCATGGATGGAGGAGGCCACCGAATTTGAGGAGAGCGACTACAACACCCTGACCGCCCGCATGCGCGGCAAGGCGGCCCCGTGGCGCCAACGTATCCTGACGTGCAACCCCGATGCCCCGACGCATTGGATCAAGCGACGACTCATCGACGGTGGTGACGCGGCCGTCTACTACTCTGGTCGCCAGGATAATCCCCACAACCCTACTGACTACGACCGGACCATGAACACGCTGACCGGCATCGAGGATCTGCGACTGAACAAAGGCCAGTGGGTGCAGGCGACCGGCCTGGTGTACGACGTGTGGAGCGATGGCCCGCCGGATGGCAACGTCACGGAAGCCGCAGAGTATATCGAAGACGGCGGTCAGATCCTCTGGGGTATCGACGATGGATACGCCGGCCAGCGCGATCCCTCGTCGGGTTTTTTTACTGCCGACTCACACCCGCGCGTGTTCGGCCTCTACCAGTTGCGTCATGATGGCACGCTCTGCCGGTTCGACGAGAGCTACGCCGTGCGGCTGTTGAGCGACGCGCACTTGACCGAGGTGCTACAATTGCCCTATCCACGGCCTGACTATGCGGTGGTGGACAAGAGCGCGGCCGAGCTCAAAGGCCGGCTGCATGCGGCCAACATTTACACTCGCAACGGCCCGGCGGATGTGGCCGAGTCGATCAAGGAAGCGCGGCGGGCCATCGCGGCGGATACGAACGGCCGGAGGCGGCTGCTGGTGCATCCGCGCTGTAAGCACTTCCGTGCGGAAATGGCGAGCTACCGCTATGATCCACAGATGGGGAAGCCGATTAAGCAGTACGACCACGGCCCGGATGAGGCGCGCTACCTCATCTGGGCGCTCAGGTATGAGACATGACCAGAGACGAATTTGAGGCGTGCTACGCTGCGAACTGTGGCAAGACCGTTGAATGGCTCCGTGCGTTCAACGCTGAGATAGGCCGCGATATCCGCCCATGCGACTGCGGTAGTGATAGATGCCAGGGATGGCAAATGGTTAACGTTGCATTGTATGAGGAAGATCAGCGGCTGATCGCAGAGGCACGGCCATGAGCAAGGTCAACGGTTTCGACGTTGGCGTCGCCCGTGAAGACACCGAGATCATGCCGCCCGGCACACCGCCCGGCGCGGGCGCGGTGCATCTCTTCATCGGCCCCGCCGGCTTCCCCTTCGGCGGCCTCCTCTCGGGCATTAAGGGCGCCGATGGGTTGCCGCCGTGGGGCAGCGTCGCGCGCGATCAGGTGCTGCGTGGCGCACGGTTGGTGAGTGGCCTCTGGGGCAGCGTCGTGATGAAGTGCATTACGAAGATCGCGGTACGCGGCTACACCCTCGACGACGACCAGGACAGCCAGACCAGGCTCGGGCGATCGAAGGCGATCCTGGAGAGCTATGGCCCGGGTTGGACGGCGGGGCTTATCCGTGGGATGCCCGACTATCTGAGCACGAATTTCGGCCAGGTGATCGCCATCGAGCGGGCGGCGAATAAGCCGGGGGCCAGGATAACCGGCCTGATCCACCTCGACGCGCTGCGTTGCACCCCCACAGCCGACCCTGACTACCCGCTGCTCTACTGGTCGCCACACGGGGGCGTGTTTCTGCTCCCTGCGTGGGGCGTCATCCGCATCACGGACATGACCGACTCGGACCCGCTGGCCTACGGCTACGGGCAGTGTGCGAGCGACCGCGCCTGGGAAGCCATTATCCAGGACGCGGCGATTCAAACCTATTTCAGGGAGAAGATCACCGGCTCGCGCAACCTGTCGATCTTTATCATTCGGGGGCTGACGTTTCAGCAACTGAACGATGCCTTGACCACGAGCGAGGCGGGGAGGGAAGCGCGCAACTTCCTGATCTACAAAGGCTCGACGCTTATTCCGCTCCTGAGCGATACCGAGGTCCAACTGACCGAGATACCGTTGGCCGCCGTCCCCGATGGCTTCGACGTGGATCAGGCTCGCGCCGACATCCGTTTGCGCTACGCCAACGCGGCAGGTGTGTCCGTGCAGGACATCGCGCCGCTAAGTGGGCAGGGCCTGGGCACGGGCACACAGACGGTCATCCAGGACGAAGCCTACGAAGGGATGGGCCTGGCCGCGTACCCCAAGCTGCTCGCCGAGGCGCTGAACCGGCTGGTATTCCCCGAGTCGACGACCTTCAAGGTGTTTACGAACGATCTGCGCGACAAGAAGCAGAAAGCGGAGGTTGACAACCTTCAGGCCGATGCGATTACGAAGCTCATCGGCACGGCACAGGCCCCGGGCATCATCAGTCAGCAGCAGGGCCTCAACCTTGCCGCCGATTGGGGGCTGGTGCCGCGCGAGTTTGTACCAGCACAGGGCGATGTGACGCCAGGTGGGACGCTGACGAGCGAACAGAAGCCGCTCAGTGAGCCGGTGCAGGCAGTGCAGGGGCTACTCGCACAAGTGCAACAACAGCTGCCGGTGACGAAGGAAGCGATCGATGTGGATGCCGTGGTCGCGGCGGCGCTGGCCGACCGTCGAGCCTGGGAGTGGGCGCAGCTGGCGATAGAAGACGATGCCCGTCCCTGATCGCATCGCCGCGCTACTGGCGCGAGAGATCGCAGCGGTGACGCAGGCGCTTGTCAGCGGCGGCTCGGTCGATCGCTGGGAACGACAGATGATCGATGTGATAGCACGGGGTCACACGGCGGCGGCCATCGCAGGTGCGGCGGAACGGCTCGGCGTCGCAGCAGGATCGAAGCTGCTGAACGAGCGCAATCTGAGCAGGGTAGAACGGCAGCAGATCAAGGCCTCCGTCGCGGGCCAGCTCCCCTACCTGCGCCAGTTCGCCGCCGATGTCGCAACGGGGCGCCTGAGCGATGCGCAGATAGCCGCTCGGGCGGGGCTGTATGCGGGGGCAGTGCGGGCGACGTGGGGCAGCGCACGGTGGGCGGGGGTGGACTTACCAGCGATGCCCGGCGACGGCTCAACTGAATGTCTGACGCAGTGCGGCTGCAGCTGGGCCCCTCGGGACGATGGCTATTATTGGGAGCGGGGGAAGAACGACTCATGTCCGACGTGTTTGAGCAGGGAAGCGCAGTGGCGACCGTACCGAGCAGCATAGCTTGGGCCAGCGAAGTCTTTGCGCCGTTCAACCTGAGCTGGAAGGAAGCGCCAGCCAAGAAGGGCGCTACTCGTGTGCTGGGCAACAGTGCCGACCAGCAGGCGATCGTCGATGTGACGATCAGGGCGGGCAAGGTCATTGCCGCGTCGGCAGTCGTGCCCGTTAAGCCTGAGTATACGCCGCTGCTGACGTTCCTGCTCGCGGTGCTGGTCGAGCGCGCGACGCGACAAGAGGCGGATGCCTGGCTCGCGCGGGCGCTAGGCCGGTTGCGGCGCGACAAGCCGAGCGAGACGATTGCGCCCTGGCATCAGTGGCGCGTCACGCTCACGACGACGACGATCGGGCTACTGACGATACAGGTGCGCTGATGTTCAAGGTTACACCCATCACAGCCCCGCCCGGCACGCTCTCAGCAGCGAAGTACAAGCGTGCTATTGACCAGGCGCGGGGCATCGCGGAGACGGCGGGCCTCCAGGAAGCGCGGGGTATCACCCGCAAGTGGAAACACAAGCCCGACTGGAAGATCGAACGGAAGGGCGATACCTCGAACATCGTGAACAATGATGAGGTGTTCTACTTCCAGGACCAGGGGACGAAGGGGCCATATGAGATCACACCGCGTCGCAAACGGGCGCTCTACTGGAAGGGCGCGCGGCATCCGGTGAAGCGTGTGCGGCATCCTGGTCTGAAAGCGCAGAAGTTCACCGACGCGATTGCCGCGAAGATGCAAAAGCAGTATCAGCGCATCATGCAGACCGAGATCAATCGGGTGATACCATGACGACATTGCAGCAACCTATTGACGATCGTGTTACAATAGAGACGAGCACTGAGATGCGCGACTTCGCGCGGGTGCTCAAGGCGGCGCTGATTATGATCGTCAGGTACTTGGAGCGACGGTACAATGTCTGAATCCAAACCGCGCAGAAGATCGGAAGCGAGCAAACAGCAGCGCCGGCAATATACACGAGAATATCATCACCGGAACCGACGCAACTATACCGCAGGCAAGGTGCCCCCTCAATTCAAGTATTGTAGTGGATGTGGCAAAACGAAGGCGGCTAATGAATTTCATGTTGATAGCCATTCGCTAGATGGGTTAGCATACCAGTGCGCCGATTGCAGAAATGAGTATTTTCGGCAGCGCCGTGCGAGTGTAAGGTCTATCTAACAACCTAACGGTCTCTTTCATTCGTTGAACTAGGCCCAGTCCCTCTTTAGGCCCAGCGCCTCCAGGGGTGGCTGGGCCTATTTGATTCCCGTTTATGCCAGGCACGAAATACAACTCAATCCAGAACCCGCGCCAGTACCGAGCGTTGCGCCGCCGTGGCTACTCCAAAGAGGCCGCCGCGCGCATCTCGAATGCACGGACGCCAGGGCATCGGGTGAAGGAGTCGGGCGTGACCGGCCTAGCCATCCCGCCGACTGGCCCGCATGCGCTCTTCAATCAGCCCGGCGTCGGCATCGCTAGACGCCGCAGACGCAAGCGCACGAAGGCCGCCAACTGGGGCGCGCATGTCGGGCAGGCCATCGCGGGGCGGCTGACGAGAGGAGAGGGCGGGCGCTTCAGTGGCGACGGGCAGGCATCGGCAGCGAAGCCGCCTAGCAAGTCGCGTGAGCACCGCACAGCCTTACGCGCAGCTCGTCAGGAGCGGATGGACGCGCTCCGCGCCGCCCGTGCCGCAGAGCAGGAAGCCGAGGCAGTCAAGCGCGCCGAGGAGGATGCCTATATTGCCGAGGGCACAACCGGCCGCGAGCGCCAGAAGCGGCGCGCGGAGATTGCCGCTGCTCGCCGGGAACGCGCTGCCGCCCGCAAGGCGACGCATCAGCACCAGCTCGACGAAGAACGCGTCAAGCGGGCCGAAGAGGATGCCGCGCCGCCAGAAAAGGGCGCCGAGGAACAGCCCAAGAAGGGCGGCGGTGGAGGCGGCGGCAAGAAGAAGCCCAGCGAGGAAGAGAAGCGTACCGCCGATGAGCAGAAGAAGGCGGCCAACCGCGCTGCCACGGCGCCCAAGGCGGGCCTCTCGACCACTGAGGCCGAGTTCTTAGCGGGCGTGGCCAGCGGTACGCAGCCAGCCGGTTCCTTCGACGGTCGCCACCTCGCAGAGCTGGGCTTGACCCAGGACACCGGCGATACCACGGAGGCGACCGACGCGGGGCGGCGAGCGCTCGCGGCGCTGGAACGCGGCGATGTGCGCGGGGCGCTGGCGGCCATTCAGGACGGCAAGGCACGATTGGCACACGACCGCGCACGGGCTGAGAAGAAGCGCCAGGTGGCACAGCGACGGCGGCGATTGCCCAAAGGCCCCGTGCGGCAGACGACGAAAGCCCTTGCTGTCTTCAAGGACGCGCAAGGTCATGACCGCTGGCTCGCCATCACGACTACCGCCTATGAGGACAAAGACCGTGAGTTCATCACTCGTAAGGCCATTCGCGGTGTGGTTGCAGCGGGTGACGCGGGCGCCCCACGCGGCCCGCTGCGCTTCTGGCATGTCCCTGGTCTGGACCTGGGCGACTGCGACTACCAGGCGACGGCCTATGACGACCGTTTCCTGATCGAGAGCGGCACGTTTCGCAGCCCAGCGGCGGCGCGGATCGGGCAGAAGGCGGCACAACTCGGCTATCAGATGTCGCCCGGGTTCCTCCACACACATCAGGAGCCGCGCGGCGGTTCCTTCGATCATATCGCGTTATTCGAGCGCTCGTTTGTGCCGCCCGGGCGCGCGAGCAACCCGTATACCAGGCTATTAACGAAGGAGGCACGGATGCTGACACCCGAAAAGCAAAAGGAGTTCGAGTCGCTCGCCGATAGTGACGAAGGCCGCGCGCTGCTGACCCGGCTACTGACCCAGGCGAGCACCACGGTGAAGGCGGCTGACGATGCCGGCGCCGTCTACAAAGATGCGCCCGTGTGGGCACAAGCGCTGCTGGGGCGCCTGGACGGCATGGAAGCGCAGCTGAAGGCATTCCCGCCGGTAGCCGCCGCCGCTGACGAGCAGGCTGCCGCAGAAGATGACGACCTGGCGGCGATGGAGACCGAGACAGCCGACGACGGGATGGGGATGGACGATGAGGGGTTCGCGGACATGATCGTCGATAAACTGTTCGCCAGACTCGGCCCGATGCTGGACCTGGAAAAGAAAGTCGCGGGCTACCTCGATAGCATGAAGGGGATGTTGCAGCCGATGCAACAGAAAGACGACGCGCGGGCGCAAGAGTTGGCCACGTTGCAGGTTGCCGTAGACGCCGGAGCGAAGGCGGGCGCGGCCTTGGCCGAACGCCTGAAGGCCCTGGAAGGCGACTTGCCCCGTGGCGCATTGTCCTACCGCGCCGACGTATGGCAAGCCCTGAGCGGCATCCCGGTGACCAAAGAGCAGGCCGCCGCGCTGACCACGAAGCAGACCCCGGGCGTGCCTGCGGGTTTGAACGGCGCCGAGGCCGATGCCTATAAATTGATCTACGGCGATAGCTAGGCGATTAGTCGCGCGTGTACTGCGCAAAGAAGGAGCGACCAATGGACGAAGCAACCCTCAACGCGCTGGTGGACGCGCGACTCAACGCGATCATGGCGCAACGGTTCAAGGACAGTGGCACGACCGGCCTTGCCATCCCGCCCCATGGCTACAATGCGCTGTGGAATCAGCCCGGCGTTGAGCCGGGGGTCATCTCGACGCTGATTCTGCCGCATGGCATCGAGCGTGCGCTGATCGAGATGGGCCACGTGCAGATGAGCCAATACCTCAACCCCGTGTTCCAAATCCTGACCGGCCAGACCGCCGGCAGTGGCGATGAGCCGGAAGGGCCGTGCGATGAGGATGTCCCGATTCCCGGTGATCTCAAGGTCTGTAATCAGACCTATCCGTTTGGCGAGTTCACCCTGAAGACGAAGCCGATCCGCGTCGATAATGCTGGCGCGCTGATCAACCGCTCGGAACCGCTGGACCTGCGGCTGCTGAACAACCCGTTCAGCGACGCGGCGCAGATCATCCCGACCGGCGATCAGAACATTTTCCGCAACAAGCTCACGAAGTCTGTGGTTGAGCTGACCACCGAGTTCGCGCGGCGCTACGCCGATCTCCCGATCACCGGCAACGTGATCAACGCGAGCTACTTCTCCGATGGGATTTACGGCGGGCAGTTCCAGGGGCTGGACGTGTTGGTCAACACGGGCTACACCGACACCTTTACGCACCAGGCATGCCCGGCCGCCGATGCCTGCGTGGTCAGCGCGGCGGGGATGAACATCCAGAACAATGGCGCCGCAACGGTTCGGCGCTACATCGAACAGTATCGCGCCCGCAAGTATCTTGCCGAGGAGCTGCGCGTCAATGATGTGCAATGGGTCTGGCTGATGCGCTATCAGAAGTTCCTGGCGCTGACCGATATTTGGCCCTGCGTCTATAACACCTATCGCTGTTACGTAGATCCTCCGGTCGCGGGGTCGATCACGATCGATGTATCGGCCTCCGAGCAGAACGCGATGCGCCAGGCGATGCGCGACGGCAAGTATTTGCTCATCGACGGCGAGAAGGTGCCAGTCATCATCGACACCACGATGCCGGAAGCGAACGTCGGCGGCGGGAACTTCCAGAGCGATACGTACCTGCTGCCGATCCGCAGCGCGACGCTGGGCGGGCAGCTCCTCTATCTCGATCAGTTTAACTATCGCGGGCCGTTCGGGATGCAAGCGATCATCAGCCAGCTGGGACCGACCGACGAGTATCGGGTCAGTCCCGATGGTCGGTTCGCGATTTTCTTCCTGGGCGGCACGGCCTTCTGCAAGCAGGTGATGGTCCGCACGACCAAGCGGCTGATTCTGCGGGCGCCGTTCCTGGCGTGCAAGTTCGAGGATGAGCAGTATTCGGTCTACGTCCACGAGCGGAACTGGGAGCCGGGGACCAGCTTCTACGAGGATGGCGGTCTGACCAGTTTCGCCGGCACGTCGTTCTACAGTTCGCCGAGCTAAGAGGGGCCGATGGCACCGCTCGTCAGCATCATCATCCCGGTGGGGCCAGCGCATGCCGAGCACGCCGCGCAGGCGCTGGCCTCCTGCCTCTGGCAAACGCTGCCCAACTGGGAGGCGATCGTTGTCAACGACACGGGCGCGGCCTTGTCTGTTCCTGCTGACCCTCGCATCCGTGTCATCGATGCGCCGCAGACCGAGGGGCGCCGCAGCAGCATCGCGCGGAACGCGGGGTTCCGCGCAGCAACCGGCATGTTCGTGCTGCCGCTGGACGCCGATGACTACCTGCTCGACTCGGCGCTGACCACGTTCATTCGGGGGCATGCGGCGCACGATGCGTGCTACAGCTACAGCTGGCACTACGGTATGAACAAGGCCGGCGCGTGGGGGCTGTTTCGCAGTCCTGAGTACGACCAGGCGAAGCTACGGACGTTCAACCTCCATCCGATCACCGGACTCATCCCGCAGGCTGCGGTGCTGGCGTCGGGGGGTTGTGACGAGGGAGCGCCGGGGCTGGAGGACTGGACGCTCTGGTTGGGCCTCGCAAAAGTTGGGTGTTGTGGGCAGCAGGTGTATGGGCCGACGTTTGTCTATCGGCGTGACGAGGGAGTCAACCACATCGCCGACGTGGATGGCGGCCTGGCGTTGATGGATGCGGTGCGGGCGCGGTTTCAAGATAAAACAGGGGAGATTACGTTTATGGGCTGTGGATGTGGCGATGGCGGCGCAAAGGCGGCAGCTCGCCAGGTCGCGCCGCTGCTCAATCGAGAGGTCGCGATGGCAAACGGTTTGATGACCTTAGAGTATACCGGGCATGGTGATGGCGGGCAGTGGTTCAGATGCCCGAGCGGGCGCAAGTGGCGGGCCGGGCGTGGGCCAGCAGTGCGCTACATTCAGGTACCCGAGGATGACGCGGCGTATCTCCAGGGACTCGGATTCTTCCGGCCCGTGCCGCCGCCGGCCGCGTTCGTGCCACCACCGGGCGTGGTCGCGCACGGGACGGTCGCCGAGAGCGCGACGGTGCCGCCCGATGACGGTTCGCTGCACGAGACGCTGTTCGAAGTGCCGAAGGCGGGCACGGCCAGCGCCTATCCGGGACGAGGGAGGCGACGGACACAGCCACTGAGCGATACGTGAGTAGTATGGATGACATCGGCCTCCTCGATCGTGAGATCGTGCCGCATCAGGGCGTTGATGTGCGCCCGTTCAAGCTGGATCTGGGCTGCGGCCAGAGTAAGCGCCCGGGGTTCACTGGCATCGACACGCACGAGGCCGCTGACATCCAGGCGCCTATGTGGGACGTGCCGCTGCCAGACGGGTGCGCCGATGAACTCTACAGCTCGCACGCCTTAGAGCACGTGATGAAAGCCCAGGTCATCCCGACGCTCAGGGAGTGGCGCCGGCTCGCGCGACCGGGCGCGACGCTCACGCTCCATGTTCCGGACCTGGCCTGGTGCGTGCGCAACTGGCTCGCGAGCGGCATGAGCAACGGCTGGGAGCTGGACACGATCTTTGGCTCGCAAGAACACGAAGGCAACTGCCATCGCACCGGCTTCACGCTGCCGATGATTCTGTTCTATCTCCGACAGGCCGGATGGAAGCCGATCGGGCAGCGGCTGATCGAGAGCCATGGCCAGCCGACGATCGAGGTGGTGTGTCGTGCGGATTGATTAACTATCTATACCTATTAACTGATTGATGATATAATATCAATAGGTTAATAGATATAGGAGGATGTCATGGCACGCAAAGGCGAAACGACACTGCCCGAAGTCCGAAAGAAGATCGGGGATGCGCAGCGAGGGCGGCGCTTATCAGAAGAAACGAAAGAGAAGCTACGGCAAGCGCATCTCGGTCAGCGGCATAGTGAGGAAACGAAAAGAAAAATCAGCCAGAGCAATACTGGCAAGAAAATGTCAGATGAGTCGCGGGCGAAGATGCGCGCCGCAAAGCTCGGAACAAAGCGCACAGAAGCTGCGCGCCACAAGCAAAGCGAGTCAGCACGAGGGAAACCGAAATCAGTACAACATCGTGAACAAATCGGCGCTGCTCTGCGAAAACGATACACAAACCCTGTCTATGCTGAACGTCAACGCGCGGTTTTGCGGGCAGTATGGGAGCAGATGGAGCCAGAAGAGCGGAGGCGTATTGCTCTACATGGCCGCATAGCCTGCCACCGAGTAATGCGGGAACAGCGGCGTACAACAATTGAGATAGCAGTTGCCGATGCGTTGCGCGATCTCGGTATTACTTTTGAGGAGCAGGTTACATTCCGCTGGTACCTAGCCGATATATACCTACCCGATCACAATATTGTGATCGAATGCGATGGGGATTATTGGCACTCGTTACCCAAAATCATCGCACACGATCGCAAGCGAGATGCCTGGTTTGAATCGCATCAAATTCGTGTCATTCGGATAAAGGAAACGGACATCCGGCAAAATGCAAGAGAAGCCGTGCTAAGAGCACTAGAGGAACACTCGCCTTGAGACTGGACTGTTTTCTTTATAATGGAGAGATCGAGGTGCTGACTCTGCGCCTGGCGACGCTGGGCGGGGTCGTCGATCGCTTCGTGCTGGTCGAGAGCACGCGCACGTTCAGCGGCCACGAGAAGCCACTCCACTTTGCTGCGGTCAAGGCGCACTTCGCCGAGTGGGGGCAGCGCATCCAACACATTGTGCTCCAGGACGAGCCGGTCGGCCTCGACGGCTACTTTCTGCGTGAGGCGTGGCAACGGCAGCAGCTGGCGCGGGGACTGGTCGGGCTACCAGAGGACGCGCAAGTCCTGATCGGCGACGCGGACGAAATCCCCGACCCGGCGCTGTTGCCGCGTGAAAGCGACATGCGCGCCTTCCGGATGGCACTCTACTATTACGACGCACGCACGCTCTGCACCTCGCGGCGCTGGCTCGGCACGATGGTCACACGGGTCAGCGAGGTGCGGCGCATCGGCGCCGAGCAGGTACGGCGGCTGCGTGACGCGGTGCCGACGATCGAGGGCGGCTGGCACTTCAGCCACACCGGCGGTGTGCAGGCAGTCAGTGACAAGCTCCGGGCCGGCTCGCATACCGAGATGGACACGCCGGAGCACCACGCCGCGATTGGCGATCGGATGGCGACGGCGACGGATCTGTTCGGGCGTGAGGAGTTCGTATGGGAGCGCGGGACACTTGGGGCGGATCTGCCGGCGCCGTTGCGGCTGCACCCAGACCGCTGGCCGGGGCTATCGGAGGGACGATGAACGTAGCAGCGATCATGCCCTGCAGGGCCCGCGCCGAGCAGACCGTTACGAACGTGCGGCGGCTGCTGGCGACGGCGGGGTATGAGGACTGGCGCCTAGTGTGCGTGACCGATGGAGACGACATGGTAGCCGATGCGCTTGCGGCTGAACAGATAATCTCAGACATCGCGGTTCACTTAATCCCATATGAGAGCCGTTTGGGGTATTGGAATGCGCTGCAAGTCGCCACCATGCATAAGCGCCATGCCGATGCGCCTTTACTCGTCAATCTCGCCAACGACCTGATCCCCGGCCGTCACTGGCTGAAACGTGGCGTTGATGCCTACCGCGCGCGGTTCGGTGATGGCGACGGGCTGATGGGCTTTAATGATGGGCTGCATGGGCCGGAGCATAGCAGCCACTTCCTGATCTCTCGCACGCTGCTCGATCGCTACGGCGGCTGGCCGGTGTGGTATCAGCACAACTTCGGCGATACCGAACTTTGCCGCCGCGCGCAGCGCGATGGCTGTTACGGCAAGGCGCCATGGGCGGTGCTGTTCCATGACCACGTTGAGAATGGCGCGGCGGATGACGCGATCTACCAGGAAGGCCGCGCGAGCTACGAGCGGGATGCGCGATTGTTCGAGGAACGACGCAAGGCGGGATGGCGATGATCATCACTCGCACACCGCTACGGATTAGCTTCGTCGGCGGCGGCTCCGATCTGCCGGCGTTCTACCGGGAGGGAGTGGGCTGCGTGGTGAGCGCGACCATTGATAAGTATGTCTATGTCGCGGTCAATGCGCAATTCGAGGGCCGTGTGCTGGCGCACTACCGCGCGACGGAGGATGTGTCGCACGCTCGCGATCTGCACCACGATCGGATGCGCGCGTGTCTCCTGAGCGCGGGGCTGATCAATAGCATTGAGGTCGCAAGTATCGCCGATGCGCCCGGGTCAACCGGCCTGGGCAGTTCATCGGCATTCACGGTTGGGCTACTCCAGGCGCTGCGCCCAGGCGCCACACCGGAGAGCTACGCGGCGCACGCCTATCATATCGAACGCGACGACTGCGGCGCTGCCATCGGCAAACAGGACCACTACGCGGCGGCCTGCGGGGGGCTGAACGTCTACCGCTTCCGACCCGATGAAAGCGTCGAGGTGACGCCGATCGCCTGCGATTATGCGGCGTTGGAAAGCCATATGCTGCTGCTCTACACGGGCGCGGCCCGCCAGGGCGACGCGGGGCAGGTGCTGGCGGGGCAGCAGCAGCGACATAGTGCAATTCGCACGCTGGTCAATCTTGCATCGGATTTTGCGGGCGCGTTACAGGAAGGCAACTTTGAGTGGTGTGGGGGCGTTCTTAATTTGGCCTGGAATGTTAAGCGCGAGCTCGTCAGCACGTCTCAAATCGATTGGTGGTACGCTGCCGCACGCGATGCCGGCGCATGGGGCGGCAAGCTCTGCGGCGCGGGCGGTGGCGGCTTCCTGCTGTTCCTGGCACCGCCGGAGCGGCATGCCGCGATTACGCAAGCGCTGGGGCTGCGGCGGGTGCCGGTGCATATTGTGTTGGACGGATCATCGGTGATCTATGCTGATTGAATACCTCATCGCGATGCTGGCCGTCTATCGGCTCGCGACTGACTTCGCATGGGAGGATGGGCCGGGGGGCATCTATGCCACGGCGCGCGGCTGGGTCATGGCCCGCTACGGTGCTGACGACTGGCGCAGCATCGGGATCTGTTGCCCGATCTGCTGGTCGTTCTGGCTGGCCATGCCCTTTGCGTTCGTCTGGGGGCCGCTGACCTGGCTGGGGATTGCGGGCGCGGTGGCGTTCCTGGTGAGGTTACGGGCATGAGCATGAGCGTTTCACAATGGGGTTACTACATGGGGTTACAGCCGTGGTTTCTCAACCAGCTGTCCAACAGCCTCATCCCGCTGAACGCGAAATGCTCGGCGCTGGTCTATGAGAGCACCTGGCAGAACGCCGATCGCGCGGGGCGGCTCCAGATTCGGCAGGCGATTGCGCAGAGCGAGCGCATCTGGCATCAGTATAGCCGCGTGTGGCCCTACCCGCGCTTCGTGGAGGTGACGTTGCCCTACCCGCTGTTGGGCGATACGCGGTACACCCGCTGGCGCGACGTGGGCGGGCAGGGGCGCTGGCTGAACATTCAGGCGCCCGATGCTGAGATCATTGCCCTTGGTCCAGCCGTCGAGAGCAACGTGCAGACGCTGGTGCTGACCTACAGCGACCAGGATAGCGATAACCTCTACGAGACGGCCACAACCGCCGTGGGTGTCGTCACGAGTGGCACCACGGAGGATGAGATCGTGTGTCGCTTCTTGGCCGCCGACTGCGGGCCCGTCGAGCCGCCTGAGATCATCCCGCGCAATGTGACGGTCAGCGGCGTCAACGTCACCGTGGTATTTGACACATGGGATCTGGTGCGGCCCGTGCGCTACCAGGGCGCGGCCAGCGGCACGCTGGACCCAGGCAACGGCATCGCACCGGCTGCGACGGTCTGCGCGCCATCGGTGCAGGTGCTGCGGCGCCGTGCTGACCCGACCGGCACGACGATCGCCACCGCTATGGCCGTGCTGACCTGGGAGACGGCGCCATGGCCCTGGTGGTGCTGCTCGCTGGGGAGTAGCTCATCTGACCCAGCGGCGACCGCGCAGGCCATCGCGCGGGCGGTCATCCGCGATGCACACAACGGGATTATCGCATTCGGCGAAGCGGCCTATACCAACGGCGTGTGGGCCTCGGTCTGCGACTGGACGCACTGTCGGCCGCCCGACCGCGTGACGCTGCGCTATCAGGCGGGTGGTGTGCGTGACGATCGGGTGTTCGCCAATCTGGCTGCGGCAGAACTCAATCGCGGCGTGTGCGCGTGCGACGGGGCCAATCACGCGATCTACGATGCGCAGAAAGACCTGAGCCAGACGGGAGCCACGGACGATCTCTACCAGGCCCCCGACGATTTCACCAATCCGATCGGCAGCCGGCGCGGGCAGATTGCGGCTTGGCGGCATCTTTCAGACCAGCAGCGCTTAGTCGGCCTCTATGCAGGCTGATAGGAGGAACGGACATGGGACAAGGATCAATCCTGGACGACAATGAACTGATCAAGCAGGGCAGTACCCGTGCCTTCTATCAGCCAGGAGGACCGGGCAAAACGAAGTATTTCTACGGGCTGGACACAGAATATTTCTTCATCGACGGTGCGGAGATGCCGACGAACGGCGACATCTCGCCGATCTTCGTGCCCGATCCGCGACGGGGGGATAGATGGCGACTGGTTGGGAGAACCATTGATCCCCCCGATCTAGCCTCGGTTGACTTGATCTTCCTCGAAAAGTTCGGCGGCATCCCGCGTGCGCTCATGGCACCGAAGTGCAGCTTTAATCTTTACGAGGTGCATAGCGACTGCGCCGACCTTTCCGATTTCTACCGCGGTTGGGACAGCAACAGCTATATGTTGATCTTCAGTCTGTTCAAGTTTTCGGGGCCGGTTGACCTCGGGACACGGATGAGCAGGGATAGTAACGATCCCCTGGAAGACAGCGTCAGCGCGATGGGCGTGGCACTCTACCCGGCGGGCGCACTGGGGTTCGGTGAAGAGGCCGCAACGAGTGTTGTCGTCGAGGTGATCGACGCGGTGTACGGCCAGAACATCACCTGCGGCACGTGCGGGATGGAGAATGATGGCAGTCAGGTCATCTATGCCATCACGCGGTCGAATGTGGGCAGTCCTGCGGCGCCGGGGCAACTGCTCTACACGGTCGATGGTGGGGCAACATGGAGCACAGCGAGCATTACGGGCATCGGCGCGACGGCGGAACCGCGCTATATCGACATGGCGGGTGACGTGCTCTTCATCGGCACGGACGCGACGACGCTGTTCTACAGCCGCATCGACCTTGCCACTGGCGCGCCGGGGACATGGTCAACGGTTACGTTGCCCGTCGCCATGTACGACGTGTATGTGCAAAGCCCAAGCGCGATCTTCTTCAGTGCGGCGGCGGGCGCGATCTATAAGACGACCGACATTACCGCGCCGCCGACCGCGATCGACAGTGGCGGTGTCGATAACCTGCTGCGCATTGCAGGCGACGGGAGCGGCACAATCGTTGCGGTGGGGGCCAGCGGGCGTGTGTATCGCAGCCTGAACAACGGCACGACATGGGCGACCCTGACCGCGCCGGCCAATACCAGCCTCAACGCCGTCGCGGTGCTGGGTGACAATGACATCTGGGTTGGGGGCGCCAACGGGATCTTGTATCACACCCTGACCGGCGGCTCCAGCTGGATTAGCGAATACACGACCGGTGGCGCGATCAACGATCTGGTGTTCGCGACTCGGGAGGTGCTGTGGATGAGCTACGCCGCGTCGTCGATCGCGCATCTTGTTACCAGTTTGGACGGCGGCGAGAGCTTCGCCCTCGACACCGCGACCTCGCGCATCCTCAACTGGCCGGTGTTTCAGAAGGCCGGGCGGCTGGCGGTGCCGTTCACCGCTGACCCGGCCGTAGCCGCTAACTATATTACCGTCTGCGGATTGGCGGCATCGGGCGCCGATGGCATCCTGCTTTCCGCCGCGCCGACGCTGCTGTAAGGAATCATATGAACAATAAACTTGCGGCGAAGCCCGCCGCACATACCAATGGCCGCAAGGCTGACCGGCCGCATTTTGTCAGCAGTGCCGGTTACAAGTTGCACTATCGCTATCTCTCCCAGGAGACGATCCCACGCCTGGACGCGGCGGTGCGCCTGGCGCTGGCCGAGGAGAAGCCACCGATCCCAACGCAGCGACTCCAGAGCGGGCCGGATGAGTGGCGGGACGTTGAGAATCCCCACGATGAGCAGTACCAGGAAGCGCTTGAGGGCTGGGAGGCACGTGTGCAGGAGGAAGCTGGCCGGCGCTTCCTCACACTCTGCGAACAGTACGCGCTGATCTACGAGGTCGATCAGGAGGAGGTCGCGGCGCTCAAGGCTGTACATGTAGCAATCGGCGATCCGCTGGACGATCTGAGCGATGAGCAGGTGTTCCTCTGGCGTATCGCGATGCCGACCGCCGACGACCAGATGCTGCTGTACGGCAAGTTGTTTGGGGGGCTGACGGAGGAGGCGATCCAGGCGCAGAAAGCATCCTTTCTCAGCGACCTACAAGGGCAAGCCGCTACGGGTCGCGCTCGCTCGCCTGCCCCGTAGCGCGCTGCGGTACCGCGCCGTGCCGTTCGACGCGGCCTGCGCAGCAGCCTGGAGCGGATACCGCTACTTTCACGAATGGCAGGAGCTGGAGCCACATGATCAAGCCTATTTAATCGCGGCGTACCAGCTCCAACACGATATTCAAGCGTTGCTTCAGCACGAAGCAGCGGAGACGGCGAAGAAGGAAGCGAAGAAGCCAGTAAAGAAAGCATAGATGGCCGGCAGTTTGCCACAATCTGGGGTGTCGCTGATCGCTCAGGGCGCGGGGCGCTTCCTGAGCGACATGCGCTCGGGCGAAGGCGCGCTGAACAGCTTCCAGCGCAGCACTGGCGCGATGTCGCAGATCGTGACCGGCGCCTTTCGTCAGGTCGGGGCCATCATCACCAACGTGCTAGCCGGCGCGGTGCGCGCGGTGGGGGGCTGGCTCAAGGCGTCGGTCGGGGTCGCCGGCGACTTCGAGCAGACGCTGAACGTGCTGGGGGCGACCAGCGGCGCGACGGCGGGTGAGCTGGATGCCGTCGCGAAGAAGGCGAAAGAGCTGGGCGCCGACCTGAGCCTGCCAGCCACGTCGGCACAGGACGCCGCGCAGGTGATGCTCGAGCTATCGAAAGCGGGGTTCAGCGTTCAGGAGTCCATGGACGCCGCTAAGGGGGCGCTCCAGCTCTCTGCTGCTGCTCAGGTCGATGCGGCGAAAGCGGCACAGATCACGGCGGGCGCGATCAACGCCTTTAATCTGGAAGCGAGCGACGCGGTGCGGATCGCTGATCTGCTCGCCGCTGGCGCCAACGCCTCGTCCGCGTCTATGACCGACCTGGCGCAAGGTCTCCAGCAGGCCGGCTTCATGTTTCATGCGGTCGGGATGCCCGTCGAGGATCTGGTTACATCCCTGGCGGCCCTTACCAACGTCGGCCTGACTGGGTCGGACGCCGGAACCGCGCTCAAGAATGCGCTGGTGCGGCTGACCAACCCGACGAAAAAG